TTGAAAATTTATTAGCAAATATTAATAGACTTAGAACAAACTATCAATTAGTTAATTTAAGAGAACCATTTTTAAATGATCAGGCACGGGAAGAACTCCAACAACTTGAAATGCCGTTAGAACCAACAGACAGAGGTAGTGTAAATCTGACTAAGATGATGGCAGAAGACGAGTTTCTGACTATTTATGGCAGTACTTTTGTTAACTATGTTGAACCCTTCTACACCGTTATAATGAATGAAAAAGATTTACTTAAAGAATACTTGAGAAATAATAGAAGTAAATCTTAAAAAAACCTTTCATTTCTGTTAGAATCAAAGTATATTTGTGTCGATAGTATTAACAATTAAAAAATAAAAATCATGAGTGAAAAGGAATATAACAATACGTTTAGATTTGCTTTATATCAAGGCAAAATACTATTGTGCGAAAAAATATTCGATGCTGATAAATTCAATCCGTTTACAAGATATTCCATAGATATAAGGGATATACTTCCACGGGCAATTACAAAACTACAAAAAGTTCTCTCTAAGAAAAAATACGATATATTATTAGATGGTGGTCGGATCGATCCAAATAATGAAGAATCTGACAGAAACATCTATGACCTATACCATTATAATCAAAACATTATTGAATCATATCCGCAACAGATCAGAAATGATTTGAGATATAATCCGCAACCAATTGTTCAACAGATCGAAGAAAAAACCATTCGTGGTGTTGAATGCAAGATCGGTTTTTACATCAATGAGAATCCTATAGTTGAAAGACTTTTCTATGTTGACGGTTTTAATCCGGTTGCAAGATATTCAATTGATGTGGTTGAAGCAGTAATAGAAATCACAGGTACGATTCGTCAAAAGATTCTAAGTAGTGATGAAAAAAATATGTGGGATGATTATGATCTGATTAACATCAGAGGATTATCAATTAATCAGATCAGGGAACTCTCTCCTTCTAAGAGAGAAGAAATGCTTAGAAAAATTCGAAAGAACTAATAATAAGCATTAATAATCACATTGGGTGGTTATTGGTTTTTGGTTTAATAGATGTTATTTTCGGGTTTTTTTCTTTTTCATTTTTGCCAATAACCATCCTTTTTTAACGAATAATTTATGAGTGAAACAACTGAATACACCTTAACTTCTTATTTAGGTCCTGAATTTCAACAAAAATTAATGTGGCAATTGCTGGTGGAATCAGAATATGCCGAAAAAGCATTGCCTAATATATCCGTAGAATATTTTGATGATCCGAATCTCAAGAGATTATTTCTTATTATGTTGGAATATCTCCGGACTTATGATAAAGTTCCAAATCTTCAAAATCAGAGCATACATCAAGCAATAAATCAGTTCAAAGCACCAAACAATATAATTGAAGAAGAATCTCTCTTTGCCGTAGTAAAACGTATTGAGTTATTTAATGAGAGAATTTTGAATAAATCTTTAATGCACGATGGCGAAGTTGTTCAGAAATCAACAAATGAATTTATTAAACAACAAGAGTATCGTAAATTAGCAGAATTCATTATCGTCAAAATTAAAAGTGGCGAAATGAAAAATAAAAAGATTATTGGTGAGATAGAAGAAAAATTTCAAAAAATTACTCTTATAGGCAGTGATGAAGATTGTGGCAGTGATGTTATTGAGGGTCTTGAAAAAGCATTGAGAAAAGAATTCAGAGAAACAATACCAACAGGCGTTACTGTAATTGATGTATTAACTGATGGTGGATTGGGTAAAGGTGAAATGGGTTTGATCCTTACGCCTTCTGGTGTTGGAAAGACAACCTTGTTGACAAAAATTGCCAATACTGCCCGTGAAAACAATAAAAATGTACTTCAGATTATTTTCGAAGATACCAAAGAACAGATACAGAGAAAACACGTTACCATTTGGACAAAAATAGCATTAAGCCAACTTAATGTCGATGATAATAATGTAATAGCACTTCAAAAAGCAAATGAACATATTCAGAAATTAGGTCCAGGCAGGCTTATAATAAAGAAGTTTAGTCAGGAAGATACCACAATGCGTGATGTCAAAAACTTTATATTAAGAGAACAGAAAAAATGGGGATTTAAATTTGATATTGTTGTACTTGATTATCTTGATTGTCTTGAATCACACAAAAAAGTCACAGACAGGACTGAAGCAGAACTTGTAATTGTTAAATCATTTGAAGCACTTGCAAGTGATCTGAACATACCATGTTGGTCAGCAATTCAAAGTAATCGTTCAGGATTTGATGCTGAACTTGTTGAAGCACAACATACTGGTGGTAATATCAAAAGAGTTCAAAAATCACATTTCTTTATGAGTGTTGCCAAAACTGCAGATCAAAAAGAAGCAAGTCTTGCAAGTATTAAGATTATCAAGGCAAGGTTTGCACAGGATGGTCAGATATTTAAAGATTGTATATTCAATAATGATACAATGCAAATCATCATTCAAGATGATAGATATGTTGGTGATAGATACAGGGGTTTGAAAAAACAAGGTGATGATGACATAAATAGACTTGAAAATAGAACAGATAAATTAAATTTATTTCATGTTGCTGCATCAAGTGCGTTAGCCAATAGTGATGATCAGGAAAAAGTTTCATTGATGGATGATGCAGCAAAAAAATATCTTGAAAATTTTCCTACTGAAAAGCCGAAAACTGAAAATGAAATAATAACTGTAACTGGTGATATTGGAAAATTTCCGGATACTGTAAAAGAAATTTCAATGGAAAAAGATACTGAAACGCCAAAAATTGTAAAAGAAAAAAATGAAGACATACTTGAAATTGAAAACTTACCTATTGAAAAAACTGATGGTGTAATTGATGGTGCAACTGAGGGTGTAAATGATGGAGCAAAAGAACCAATTTTAGATTGGTCTGGAGAAACTTTTACTACTACAACGAATGAAATTGAAGTAAAAATCGATGTTATTAAGCCGATTGAAACGCCAAAAATTGAAGAAAAAACTGTAGAAAAACTAATAATTGAAGAAAAAAATAAAAATATTTTGATAGCAGAAAAAGACTTTGATAATCCTGACGATGTGCCAAAAATACATAAAAATGTATTTGAAATGTTAACGAAAAAGGCTAAGAGTCAGAAAGTTATAGATACCAGTTAAAATTTTTTATAAAATATTGTAACTTTTTGTAAACTACTTCGTATTTATATTCCCAGACGATTGTAAAATTTTTTTTCTTTTTTTTCATAAAATACTTGCACATTAAAAAAACTTGTATTTACTTTGCATCGTCCAAAAGGGACAAATGTTCTTTGTAAGATTTTTTAAGGAGAAATGAAGTAGCCGTTATTATGCATGACTTTTCTTGGACATTCCAAACGGATAATTTCTCATATGATATAAAAGGAAACGGTGTGTTATTACAGTAACAATTACATCAATGATAGATGGTCCGCCTTCAAAGCAGAAAGTTCCGGGGTCAAAGCCGGATTGTTTAACAAAAATAACAAACAAATTATCCTTTTAATTTATAGTTTTCATGGGTTTTCACAAAACCCATTACACTGCGGGGTGGTAGAAGAGGCATCTCGTCAGGCTCATAACCTGAAGATCGGGGGTTCGAATCCCTCTCCCGCTACTATGTAGAAGAACTGTTAGTGTTTACAGTAAAATAACGCACAGTGATTTATCTAATAAGACTGACAAATTTCTTCTAATCTTTTTAACAAACGTTCTTTAAAATATATGGGGAGATAGCAAAACAAAAAACAAAAAATACTATCTCAACTGCTCTCTTCAAAGAGAGAACTCGTAGTGTTTCCAGTAAAAGGTAAAGCAATTGAGTTGAAATCAATAGATTACAGGTTCGAGTCCTGTTCTCCCCACAAGTAATTCCCGGTTGTCCCTGTGGCAACACAAACTTCCGGGTAACGATACAATGGGAAAACGAAAAGTGTTTACAGTAATATCGGAGGTTCGAATCCTTCCTTCCCCACCAAAATAATAAAATAAGTTTGGGGAAGTAGACAAGTGGCAAAGTCAATAGTCGGTTAAACTATGAAAACAAAAACAACAAATACTTTTAAAATGTTCCCAATGTTTTAAAAGTGGTACAAGGGTGAATATAAATTATTACAAATGATATAAGTGTAACCCCAATCCCACTTAATCCTAACATTTGAAGCATGTTGCAACGTGCGTGGTTAAGAATGGTTTTTATCGGCAGAAGTGCTGAGTTTTTTCAAAAATAAAGAAATAATTACTGTGTCTAAGTTAAGCCAGATCGAAAGATAGGACTTTTTTTCGGCAGTAGTTTAAAAAGGAAGAACTGGGTGTGTTTACAGTAGATTGAAACATGGAATCCCGTCCATTGAGAGGCGGGACAAACTTACAGGCAATACAACCGAACTTCTTCTCTATATTTGAGAGAAGTATTTTTCCTACAAGAAATGGGCGGGGATATGGTGTGAAAACACCATGCTTTGCCCTTTTTTTTTGACGTTCTTTGTAATATTTTGGTATTTTAATTTTTATAAATGCTTTGTTTGTAGAGAAAATATTTCTACATTTGAGTTTTAATAAATCTAAAAAGCAATTTATATGGAAGAATTAATTAAGATTACCGCAAGTCCTAAAACTGGAAATCCGGTTGTTAATGCAAGAGATTTATATAAATTTCTTGATGTCGGTATGCATTTTGCCGATTGGATAAAACCATTAATTGATAAATGGGGATTTATCGAAAACCAAGATTTTGCCTTATTATTTTATGACAAAAATGGTGAAAAAATTCCAACGTCACAAAAACAGGACATGGAAGAATGGGGGTTTGCGAATAAGGTATATCGAATCGAGTATGCTTTGACCTTAGATACAGCCAAAGAAATTTCAATGGTGCAGAACAGTGTTAAAGGTAAAGAAGCCAGACGATATTTTATTGCCAAAGAAAAAGAATTGCAAGAATTAAAATTAAAAGCACCTGAACCGATTTTAGTTCTTTCAAATGGTACTCAAACGATTGCTGAAGTTGCAAAACTTCTTAATGAGAATAAAATTGATAAAGGTAAGATTAGTAGTCATAAAATAAATCAGGTGTTACGTGAAAACCGATATTTTAGACCAAACAATCAACCGTATCAGAAATGGATTAATCAGGGTTTGTTTCAGATTGAACAATATAATCCTAAGTATTATTCGGCAAAACGAATAACAGTAACAAATGCTAAAGGATTACCAATAATACAACAATTGTTCAATCAAAGTATTTCAGTAAGTCCAGTACCAATAAAATATGACAATCGAACATTTTTATTGGAAAAAATTGAAAATGGTCGTCTGACGAGACTTGAAGAAACAATGCTTGCACTTATTAATCATATGTTTGCATGCTTAAATCATAAAAGCAAACCAATTGAAATTGAAAATTACAGGTCTCAGTTTAAAACATTTAAGGCAGAAATTGAGAAAGAAAAAATAAATAATCTGCCAAAAGCATTGAACATATAATTTTATTTATATATTTGCACACTAATTAAATTTTATACTATGGAAAAATTGGTATTAACACAGAAAATGCTTGGAACAATTAAGAATTCATTAATTGAAGGCTTAACCATTGCGAGTGGTGCTAAAAGCAGTGCAACTTACTACCACAAGAAAGATGACCAAATGAAGGCTTTACAAAGCCAGATCAAGGTGATGTACAAATTATCTAAGGAACTTCCTTTGATTATAGCAAGTCAAAAGGGTGCTACAGGTAGATTTGTATCCGAAGTACTTTTGAATGAATTCAAAAATACCTTGAAGGGTGGTGCATGTAATATTGTTAATCCAATTGATTGGTATGATAATGGATTGTCAGATAAGGCAGTTCTTACCGCATTGAATAATCTCGGTGAAAATGGTTTACCATATGTTCTTCGTTTATTCGTAGACTTGAAAAACGAAAAGGTTAACAACGAAAGGGCAAGGAAGATCATGCTTGGCTTCATTTGGGGTCAGTCAAACTTGGAATTCTATGCAATGAAGTACCGTAATAAAATTGCTGAAATTCTTAAGCACGTTTATGGTGTTAAGAAAACCTCAGTGTTACTTACTATTGCACGCAAGCAGGTAAATCTTCAGGGTGCTAACTTAGTTGGTACTCAGAAAGAAATGAATATTGTGAACGATTGTATCTTGAAATACTTCAACGGTGACACAGACAAGGCATTCAAATTACTGCTTTTCTTATTCAAGCAGGATGCAGGTCTTAACCTTGATGAATTCAATCTTTTAAGAGAATACAAAAAGGCAAAACTTGATATCACAGGTATTAAGAGTGTTCCGGAAGAAGTATTGATTGGTTTGGTTTCTTCAATCAAGCACCCTCAGTACCACACAATGTGGTCAAGTAAGGTTCAAAGAGAAGCAACAAAGGCACTTATTCGTAAGAATGTTGAAGTTACTTCTGTTAACCAACAGGTTCGTCAGACAAAATCAACTACAAAACTTGGCGTTGAAAAAACTGTTGAACTTGAAAAGGCAACTGACTTCCTTGCACTTTACAAGACAGGATATGAAAATACTTTCACTTCAGAATTAAAGAGTGCAATTGACAAACTTGCTGAAAAGAAAAAGATCGTTGGTTTCTTCTACAAGAGCATTGGTATTATTGTCGATGACAGTAATTCAATGACTGGCGACAAGGCAGAATCAAAGAATACTCCAAGGGCAATTGCAGATTTTACTGCAAAGGTTTTGGGCAAGTCAGCAGATTGTGTGACTTTTGTGAAGACAAAGGATGAAGTAACTGATTTAGCAACAGCATTTGTTGAATTGCTTAAGTCAGAAAATACTGCAAATCCATATCAGGCAATTTTCATCTTAACCGATGGATATGAAAACGCCTACGATGGATTGACTAACGAAGTTATTTCAATCTACAAGGCAGAAAGTCAGAGGGATATTCCAATATTCCAAATTTCACCTATCACAAGTGCTGAAATGGGTGCTAATGTAAGAAAATTGGGTGCTGATGTTGTCACAATGGCAATCAATAACCCAAGTGCATTACAGCCTCAGATTAACGCAAGGTTGCTTGAAATTGACACAAAACGTTGGTTGGAAAATCAGGTATTGGCTCTTGAAGCAGCACCTGTTAAGAGAACAAAAAAAATTAGTATTAATGTTTAAAAAATATGACCATGAATACAAGAGAATTTACAGAATTACTTAAAGGTTGCCGTCCTGTTAAAGACAAGGATGGTAACATCATCGTACAATCTATCATGAACATGCAGGTTGTATGTTTAACAACTGATGTTGAAAATTCATTGGATACTCGTTTTGCGAATCCTTTGACAGCATTGCAGTCAAGTAACCAATCTTATGGTCAGATTAGTTTTAACAACAAATCTGATAAGGAAGTTATTCTTCCTACTCAGATGGCTGTTTTAACAAAACAACAGGCACAGAACCACGGTATGATCAAGGCAGGTTATCTTGAAAAATACGCAAATACTACATATCACGATGCAGGTTGCGTACAAGGTGGACAAACCGGATATTTCCGTGGAACATCAGAATTCCGTATGATTCCTGTTTCAATGCGTGAAATGTTATTTGACAGCATTGGACAATCTGCAGGTTATTCAAGGATTTATCCTGCTATTCAAAAATTAGGTCAGGAAACTGGCAGTGCTGCAGGTAATTACTTGAATGTATACTTCGAAAAGTACGATAAGAAACTTGAACAGTTCATTGCACACTTTGAACGTCCAAAGAATCTGATTGGTATCATCGTCTTAATTGATGGTGAAATTGTTGCAATAGACAAATTCCCTTCATTCACATATGCTGAACAGGTATGGGATATGATGATCCGTGACTGCTATGGTTCACTTGCTATTATTTCTGAAGTAAAAAACAGGAAGTCAAGTAATGAATTCACTGAAACATATACTGAAATGAAGAAAAGTCATCAGGAAAATGTTGTTGATTTGCTTGAAAAAGCATTGAAGAAAACCAAGCAGAACATGACTGCAAGTGTAAATGAAAAACTTCAGGAGTTACTTGAACTTACTTTTGATGCTACACTTGATACAGAAGGACAACCAACTGCAGCAAGAGCACCAAAGTCATATGTTCTTAAGACTGAAGGTTACATTGGTCAGGTGATCACTGAAAATGAATTTAACCACCTTGTAAGTGTTGTTAAGAGAGACAGGTTCGACCCTAACGCACTCCGAGAAGTTAACGAACTTCGTAAGAAGGCTCGTAAGCAGGATAGATTCAGTTTATAATCAGGCTTGAAAGGCTATCGAAAATATGTTGGGTTTTTTGTAACATTATGAAATCTCACACGTATAATGAATATTAGGTTCTTTCCCCACACTTGGGATTGAACTTTTGTCTGAATCCCGTAGAAGAAATTTTACGGGGTTTTTTTATTTTATGACATCAAAGATTTTAATGGTAATCTTTTGTATTTATTATAAATAAAACCGAACCCTGAAGTTCGGTTTAGGTAACTTACTGAACGGTCATGAAGTTACGTGTTTTTGAAAAATAATAGAAGAGATTTAAATTAAAAAATATGCCATTTTTCGCAAGACCTAATTTAGACAATACTCAATTTAAGCAAGTAACTAATAGTACACTAACATTATCTGGTCAAACAAGAATTATAAACACAAGTGGTTTAACTATTGCAGATGGTAGTGGTAATACAATACAAATTAGTGCAAAAGATGCAGCCATTGGTAGAGTATTAACATTTGATGGTACTGAAATTAAATTTAGTCCGCCATCATCGGGTGCAAGTACGGGAATTTATACGGGTTTATCTCCTTCTACTTGTACTGTAGGTGGAATGCCTGCAGGTACTCTGATTAGTGGTGTATGTATAACAAATATACTTCAATGTATATTAGTGCCAACATTAAATCCGACAGTAAATCCGCCTTCATTTAGTTATAGTATTCTTCCTGTAAATGGAACTTGTTGTGAAGTTGGTTCATCGGTAAGTATTACTGGTTTCTTGACATTTAATAGAGGTTGTATTAGTCCTCAATATTGTAGTACTTGCTGTTTTAGAAGTGGTTTACCAACAATACATAAATATACTGACATTGCGGGTACTACATGTTGTTGCGTTTGTACTGCTTTAAGTGGTTCATTTGCAATGCCATCACTTTCAATCAATCTCGGCAGTAATACTACATATGGCAGTGTTTGCTACGGAGCAGGTCCAACAAACGTATTTAACAGTGCAGGTACTTGTATTTGTGCTGCTTTGGTTGTGGGAGTAACATCAACTGCTTCACAGGTAATTTGTGGATTATACCCATATTTCTATGGTAAAGTAGCAAGTGGTGGATGTCCTGCAGGTGTTAACAGACCTACAGCAACATGTGCATTGGTAATTGGTGGAACTAAGGTGGTGGCAGACAGTATTGGTACAATATCAATTAATTTCAATAGCACTGCAGATGATTATATTTGGTTTGCAACTCCATATGCTTCAACAACAAAAACAGTATGGTTTGTAGATGCCCTTAATAACGGTTCAATTTGTGGTGCAGTAAGTCCTGGTGGTAATTTATTCCCTAATAATACTCCTGTTTCACCAGTTGCAACAGTATGTTGGAGTGGTCAGTGTTATAAAGTTTATATAAGCAATTATCAGACAGCAAGTACATCAATAATGCAATTAAGAAATAGTTAAAAAATTTAAGATATGGCAATAATTTTAAATGATAATATTCAAATAAATGCGGGTAAACCGATTGATACAAGATATTTAAGTAGTGGAAATACCGCATATGCTTCAGTAGGTGCTGTAAATACTGCAATCTCGATTAGTACACGATATGTTGGTTTAACGGTCAATATTAATGGTCTTGAATATTGGTATAAAAATGGTGTTACTAATACTGATTTGATATTAAAATCAATAACTGGTCAAACTACTGCTGATGCAATTACTGGTGCAACAAATCTTGGTTTTTTTAGTGGACAAACAGGCATACAGACATTACCAATAACTGATTTACCAAATATTAATTATAATGGCAGTTATAATTCAATTTACAATTATTATTATAGGGGTACTGATGCTTTAGTTCATACAGGTCCACCGCCAAGTGATGGTATACCAAGAAGAGGTTATATAAAATCAGCATTTCCGATCAAATCGTGGATTTGGAATGAATATGTTGGTTTAGGAAGTACTCTTGGTTGGATTTTAGTTGATGGTGATGTTTCACAACAAATTGGACTTTCTCCGACTGTTTATTTATATTATCCGCCATCAACAGCATATACTCAAACTTCTTGGACAACAGGATTTGGTTATAATAATGGATCAAATTTGGTTATTAGTACAGTTACAGGTAGTCTGACAACCGGAACAACAATAACAATTGGTGGTCCACCTTATGCAAAAAAAGTAAATCATGTTTTGGATTTTCGTACAGTTATAAGTGATACACCAAGTAATCTTGCTGTAGGTTATGATGAATCATTTATTCATTTATCGGGTGTAACTCCAATAACAACTGGAGCAAATATTGGTACTGGAGTGGCAATTTTAAAGACTCCGGTAACAGGCACAACATTACTATTGAGAAGACTTCAGGGCAGTGGAAGTACAACAGTAAATCAAGTTGGTGATAGTATAATAATTACCACAATTGTAAGTGGTAGTACTTCAGGAGTAACAAACGCAGTAAATATTGGTACAGGAACAGGTATTTTTAAAACAAAAGTAAATAATTGTTTACAATTCAGATCATTAAAACCAAGTGGCAGTACATCAATTTCTCAAGTAGGTGATGATCTGGTGATCTTTTCAAGTGGTGGTAGTGGTGGATTATATAATCTTGCTACTCCTGCAACATGTACTGTTGGTGGTGTAACCGCAGGAGAACAGTTAACAGGAAAAACTGCATTATGCTTACTTCAAGAAATACTTGCGCCAGAATTATTTGGTACATTAACTGCACCAAGTGAGGGTATTGGCATAAGTCCTTCCGGTACATTTGAAATTGGCTGTTCAATTTCAACATTATGTGTTACTGGAACATTTAATAGAGGTTCGATTAGTCCACAATATTGCAGTACTTCAGGATTTAGAAGTGGTCCTGCAAATACTTATTGTTTCAGTGGTTGTCAGATTGCTGGTTCATATGCTTGTACTGCAGGAAGTGTAACCAAATGTGCAACAAGTTACGTTGTTTGTAGTGGCGGTCAGACATGGGGAGTATGTACGGCATATGATGCAGGCGTTCAACCTAAAGGTAGTAATGGTACTAATTATAACTCACCGTTAGGTGCAAGTACAACAGGTGCAGTAAGTGCCACAATAACAGGTATTTTGCCTTGGTATTGGGGAAAGGGTGCATCACAAGTTCTTGTTAGTGCTGATATTGCAGGTGGAACAAAAACTCTTGCAAATGTAACAGCATCACCACTTTCGATTATATTCAATAGTGCACCAACAGATTATATTTGGTTTGCAGTACCTGCATGTGCAGGACTTAAAACTTGTTGGTATGTTAATGGAACAAACAATGGTTGTATTGGTGGAGTAGGTAATTTATTTGCAATATTTTGTACTGTTGCAGTTACTTCGGCAAGTGGTTGTTGGGCAGGTTGTAATTATGATGTGTATGTAAGTTGTGTTACAACAGGAACTGCTGTAGGTGTACCAATGTGTATGTATTAATAATAAAATAGAGATAATAAAAACAGAATATTATGGCAATAATCATTAATGATAATTTTGCAGTCAATGTAGGAAAACCAGTTGATAGTAAATATATGAATATTTCTGCACCGTGGACAAGTATATCTGCAGCAAATACAGGAATACCTTTAGCATATAGATATCAAGGTTTAACAGTTAATATAAACGGTGTTGAATATTGGTATAAAAATGGTGTTGCTGATGTTGATTTAATTATTAAAACAGCAGGTAGTGGTGCAGGAACAGTAAGTGGTGCAACAAATGGTTTACATTTAATAAATTCAGGAACAACAGTTGCTCTTGGCGGTACATTAACGGGAAATACTATAATTAATGCTAATTCACATGATTTTTGCGTTTATGATGTAAGAAGTATATCATTAGAAAGCATTGTATCTGGTTATAGTTCAACATTTCATGGTTATAATACTGATATTTGTGGCACTAATTTTTTAGAAATATGTAGTCCTCAAGTACAAATTGATTTTTCAAGTTTTGGACGTGTTAATGATAATTCTGGAACAAAATGTGGTCTTGTATATGGTGGTAATTATGATGCAACGTTTGTTGCTCGATCACTTGTAGATAAATGTTATGTTGATACTGTTGCAACAGGTTTACAACCAAAAGTTGCTGTTTGGGTTGCAACAACAGGTACGAGTATTAGTTTAAGTGGAAATCAATTAATTGATGGTGTCATGACCGTAAACGGCATGAGAGTATTGGTTAAAAACCAATCAGGTAATACTACTCCTGCAGTTGATAATGGTATTTATATTGCATCAAGTAGTTTTTGGACACGTTCACCCGATTTTGATGGTACTCCACAGGGTGAAATTCAACAAGGTGCATTAATTCCGGTTTTAAGTGGTATAACAAATCGTAATTCATTATGGGTATTAATAACACCCGATCCAATTACTGGTGGTACAACACCGTTATTATTTACTCCTTTTAGTACTCCCGGTAATTATGTCGGTGGAACAGGAATTGATGTTATCGGAAATACAATATCAATTAATACTCCAACATATGCAATAATTACTAATGCAATTACTGGTGCAACAACTGGCTTGGGAACTGATGGCAATAGAAATGTTTGTCTTGATAGTACAACACAGGCAATACTTGCTGATGCAATTACTGGTGCTACAAATGGTTTGGGAACTGATGGTAATAGAAATGTTTGTCTTGGTGGTATATTAATTGCTCCAACAACAATTGATTTAAGTGGACAAATTTTTACTGTTTGTGGTGCTATTGGTAATGCATTTATAGAATTAAATGACTCATCATTTGCTGCTTGTTTTGGTACTAATTGTGTTTCAACAACAGAACTTCATAATAATTTATATAATCTTACTCTTAGTTCTGCTCCTTTTGCTGTTTTTCACGATAACAACTGTATTGGTTTATGTTATGATGGTGATTATGAAGCAAATTTTGTAAATCGTTCACTTGTAACAAAACAATATGTTTTAGGGCAAATTACAGGTTTTACTGGTACAATTACTGGTGGTACAAATGGTCTTGGTTATTCAGCAGCAAATATTTGTCTTGGTGGTACATTAATTGCAACAACTGATATTAGTGGTGCTCAAGATTTAAGTTTTGGTGGTATTACACCACTTACATCATTTGGAGTAATAGCAACAACTGATTTTAAATTAACAGTATGTTCAAATAAGGCAACTATAGCATTAGATGATACAGGTAAAGCAGAATTAATGGGTGGTCGATATGCATCTATTAGTCTTTCTGCTAATACTGCAATGGTACAAGTTAGTGCTTCAACAGCAAATATTCTTGGTACAGTTAGATTATTGACAATTCCAAATGCAGGTGCAATATCAGATACATTATTGGTGTGGAATTCCGGTGATAAAGAAGTTAAATGTCTAAGTATTAGTACAATAACTGGTGCAACAGCAATTAGTGCAAATAATGGTTTAACAAAAGCAGGTAATATTATTAGTCTTGGTGGTAATTTAACTGGAACAACAACGATCATACAAACAGGTAATACGTTTTCAATTTGTACTACTTCTATTGGTTCAACACCACGATTAATAATGAATCCAAGTAGTACATGCACTGAATTAGGTATGTATTGCAATTCAACATGTCGTTCAGCAATATATTCATACGGTGCAGGACTTCCAACAACAGGAATTTATTCAATTGGTGGAACTTCTTGCAGTAGTATTATTTCTGATATAAAATTATCATTAAATAGTTGTAATGGTAGTTGTGGTACAACAGTATGTTTAGATGAAAGAGGTTTATATTATTGTGTAGATTATAGTAGCAGATGGAATACTTGTAGGTATATTCCTGATATTAATTATGTTACTGGTTGTACTGTTAATTTGATCAGTTGCTATTCAAATATTGACAATATTCGTAATATAACTTCTGGTACTACTACAACAGCAATCGATAATTTTGTTGGGGTTGATATTACTGGTAGCAGATGTGTTTACTTATATGCAACACCAAAATATGGTCAAAAATTAACAATAGTAGATGTTCGTGGAGACGCATTAAGTTTTCCAATAACAATTGATGGTAATGGTAATTTAATAAATGGTGGTCAGTGTGCATTAATTAATACAGATTATGGTTCAATAACATTTGTATTTAATTGCAGTAATTTTTGGAGTGCAGTTGCATTTGTTAATTAATGATTGAAGTAATATTTTATTTTTTGTAATTGACAGGGGTTTATTGGTTTTTTAAACTATTTATAATAGATACAAGAAAAATAATACGTAAAATATAAAAACAAGAAATTATGGCTTTTAATACTAAATTAAATTTAACCGATGCCAAAGTATATCAAAGTGACAATGAACAATTACACTTATCTGGCAATACTGTTGTTGCAACTGTTGGTGATTTGAGATATCAAACACATCCTAATTTCACCGGAGCAACTCAAGTTGTTGATAAAGAATATGTTGATTTAGCAATGAGTGGTGCATCAGGAACTACTATATATAATTTAGATTCTCCTGCTGCAGTATGTGTAGGTGGAATAACTGTTGGTTGGGTTTTAACAGGAAAATCTTCAAATTGTATACTTAAAGATATTCTCGTACCTGAATTATATCCAACATTAACTGCTCCAAGTGAAAGCATTGGATTATCCCCAGCCACTGCACAATATGAAGTAGGTTGTAGTATTTCAACACTTTGTGTTACAGGTACGTTTAATAGGGGTTCAATAAATCCACAGTATTGTAGTGCTTCACCTTTTAGAAGTGGTCCTGCAAATAATTATTGTTTTACTGGTTGCGGAGTGGCAGGTTCATATGCATGTACAACTTCACCAGTAACTAAATGTGCAACAAGTTATGTCGTAACTGTTGGTAGTCAATCTTGGGGTGTTTGTACTGCATATGATGCGGGTGTTCAGCCTAAAGGTAGTAAAGGAACTAATAGTGGTTCAACATTAGGTGCTGGTACTACAAGTGCAGCAAGTTGTTCAATTACAGGTATTTATCCATATTATTATGGAAAACTTACAAGTGGTTCACGTCCTGCAGTAACTAATGCTCTTGTAACAACAGGATGTATTGCAAAATGTGTATTAGATGTTGGAAATCCAACTACAGTTACTTTCAATAGTGCTTCAAATGAATATACTTGGTTTGCAATTCCTGCAACATGTACATCAAGAGGTTGTTGGTATGTTAATGCATTGGATAATGGAAAAATGAATACTTCTCCGGGTGATAAATATCCTGATCAATGTACTATAAGTATTACTTCAGCAGAATCATGTTGGGCAGCAGTAAATTATAAAGTTTATATGAGTGGTACTGTTGGTGCTATTGCTTCTCCAATATCATTCTGTATTTAAGATATAAAAAATTATTAGAAAAGATAAAAAAACGAAAAAATGGCAATAATATTAAGTGACAATCTCAAGATCAATGCTCCTAAACCAGTTGATAGCAGATATATAAATATAACAACTCCTTGGACTGGAACAACTCAGGTTAATGCTACAATACCTATTGGTGAAAGATATCCTGGCTTAACAGTTGACATATCAGGTGTTGAATATTGGTATCAAACAAGTGGTGATGTTACCAGTGGTAATTTAACTATTAAAGATAGTGGTATTGCAAGTACAGGTATTACAACAGCAATAAACGGTTTAACCAAAATTGGTAATGCTGTCAGATTAGGCGGTACATTAACGGGTTCAACAGTATTTACTGATTCACGTGTAACACCAATTGGTCTTCAATATGGCAGTGATTATTCACCGAACTTTACACTTACTTCACTTGCAGACTGGCAATCAGTTGCTACTGTTAGACCAACAGGACAGACTGTTGGTTTCACATTATCATTGCCTATGTTAGGCGAAGCAGTTGTTGTTACTTCTGCAACTCCAGTAAATGTAACAATTCCAACTAATGCAAGTGTTGCATTTCCAATAGGTTCAATAATTACAATTCAACAAGGTGGTGCAGGTACTGTAACTGCAGTTGGTGCTTCAGGCGTAACAGTTAATGGTGTAGTACTTTCAACAACGAAACAATATGCTTTCGTTCAATATTGGAAAACTGCCGTTAATACTTGGTCAGTTATTGGTGGTGCTGTTGAAATATGGCAGACATCTGGAAGTTCATTAATTGTTCCGGTTGATTCAAGCAAAAGAGTACCAATTCAATTCATTAGTGGTTTAACATCAGCATTAAGTGGATATGTTTGTACTGCAAGTAATGGTATAAATAAAGTTGGTCAGAATGTTGCTCTTGGTGGTTCATTAACAGGTAATACAACAATTGGAAATAATACAAGTGCTTTAAGTATAAAAGTTGCTACACTTAATCTTACTGGTAGCACTGCGTTTAATTTAAGTACAAATTGTGGTTTAATTACAACAAGTGATAATAAAGGTCTTGAATATAGTACGGATTATAGTGGAAGTTTTGCTAATAATTCTCTTATAACTAAAAAATATGTTTGTTCACAAACTTCTGGTATAACATCATGTGCAATAACAACCGCAAGTAATGGTTTAAATAAAGTGGGTCAAAATGTTGCATTAGGTGGTCCTTTAACTGGTGATACTACAATTGATGGTGCAGGTGCAGATAGCATGAAGTTTAATGCATTGAATGATTTTAATGTTAAATCTCAAACAATCAAAATGACTGGTACTACTGGAATTTGTTTAAAACAAGGCAGTGTATCATGTATAGAATTATTGAATGCTGGTGCTGGTACTATTACTGAAGTTGGTTCTACTATTAATCTTTGTGCAGGTACTACTTGTGTAAAAATTAATACTGCTGATGCAATGGCATATTTGAATGATTATTCATCATGCTACAAATGTCTATCAATTCCTAACGTTGGTTATGTAACAGGTTTTACTTGTAATATTGCTTGTAAAGCAGATAAAAATATTGCTTCTGTAGGTCAGATAATATATAGAAATTCAACACAAATCACAGGTGACACTGATATGATTTACTGTGAAGCATGTGAAAGCATTGCATTACTTGGAGGTACTGCAAGTGGTTTCCGTAGTTTGGCAGTTGGTTATCAAGAAAATGCAACCGCAACAAATTCATGGGCAATAGGTAGAAGTAGTACTGCAAGTGGTGCAGATTCTGCAATACTTGGCGGTTGTAATAATCAGACATCTGCAGTTTGTTCAGCAATAATTGGCGGTCAAATTAATTGCATCTGTACAGGTGCTTTGCGTGCAGCAATAATTGGTGGTCAAAATATAACCTTAACTGGTGCTACATATAATGATACTGTTGCAGTTGATTGTCTTGCAATTATGATGACACCAACGGGCAGTGGTGACTTACTTTGTTGGAATTCTGTAAGTAAAAAAGTTGGTAAAACTTCGTTATCTGCATTCGGTGGTATAACTGGCGCAACTAATGGTCTTACTGATTGTGGTTCACAAAGAATAGGTCTTGGTGGAACACTTTGTACAGATACTTGTATTCTTGGTGGTGGTACACAAGATTTATGCTTGGGTATGACTGCAAGTAAATTAGATAGTTTCATAGTTAATGCAAATTGTGGATGTTTAGTAACTGGCAATTTGGCAATTTGTTCAAGTGGTGCAACATACACTGACTTGAATGCTGTTACAAAACAAGGTATTAAATATGCAGGTGATTATAGTTTAACTTATGACATACGTTCATTAGTTGACAAAGGATATGTTGATAGTGTTGCAACGGGATTGAATATACATCAAGCAGTTTGTGCCGCAACAACAGTTCCTATTAATTTGGCAACGATTGGTTTAGGAACAATTGATGGCTTTGCCACAACAACAGGTAATAGAATTTTGGTTAAAAATCAAACTCTTGGTCAAGATAATGGTATATATTCTGCAAGTACTGGCACATGGGGTCGTACAAGTGATTATCAAACAAACGTTCAAATCACTAATGGTGACTTGATTCCTGTTACAAGTGGTTCAACACAAAACAGTTCAATATGGGCATTAATTACGCCTGAACCAATTACAGTTGGTGTTACTCCTTTGGATTATACGGAATTTTCAACAATAGTTGATGTTACAGCAGGTCCGGGCATTGCTATTACTCAAGTAGGCGGTGTGCATACAGTTTGTGTTAATTTAGCATCACCCGATTCTGGTCTTGATACTGGTAGTGGCTTGGCTGTTGGTCAAGGACATGGTATATTAGTAACTGGTGGTACTGTTAATGTAAATGCACGTTCTTGTGGCAGTGTTCCGGCAATTTATGTTGGATATAATGCTAATGGTGATGGCGAACTTGTTGTTGCCAATGCTGATATTCTTGGCGTTATGGTTGGTACTTGTGCATTAACTGGTGCAACAAATGGTCTAACTGCAACAAGTGGTGTTGTTAAATTAGGTGGTAATTTATGTGAAACAACATCAATTGATGGTGTTTCATCAAATGGACTTCATTTAAGTGGTTTAACAACATTTAATCTTGGTTTTGGTTGTGGTATTGTTACAGATACGGGAGCAGGTAGAGGCTTAGAATATGCAGGTGAATATAGTGGAAGTTTTGTTAATGATTCTCTTGTAAGTAAATATTACGTTGATAATAAAATTACTGGTGGTACTGTAGTATTTGGTGCAACCAATGGTTTATGTGTATGTGGTACAAATGCTACTCTTGGTGGTGAATTAACTGGAGATACTACAATTTATAGTACTAATGCTTCTATAGATTTAAATATTAATCTTGTAGGTAGTTTTAATGTAACAGGCGATACAACAATATTATGTAATAGTAGTGGTTGTTTTGCTAATGGTAATAACTGGATTGGAATTATTGCAAATACTGGTGTTGCGCAAGCAGAATTAGTTTCTATATGCCCATCTAATGGAGCATGTACTTCATATTTAATTGTGGGTGCAACAAGTGCATGTGGTACAACATTTACAAGTAGTGTTGCAAATACTCAAGGTATTCTTTATGGTGGTGTTTATCGTAATGATTTTGTTTGTAATTCACTTGTTGATGCTGCTTATGTAACTGGTATTACTTCTACTAAAGCAGATTGTGCAACCACAATTACTGGTGGAACTAATGGTATAAGTATTGATGGTGTAAATCCTCAAAACTTAGCACTTGGTGGTACATTATGTTGTCCTACTACTACTATTGATTTAAATGGAAATATATTTATTGTGTGTGGTATTCCAGCCAATACCTTTATTTGTCTTAATGATAATTCATTAGCATCTGCTTTTGGTTTACAGACTACTGGTTGTGCTGCATCAACAACACTTCAAGCCGAATGTTATTCTCTTGCTCTTTTAAGTGGTGCAGGTGGAGCAATCTTTACCGATAGTACTCCAAGTATACCACATGGTATTGTTTACAACAGTGCTTCATATAGAAATACATTTATTGATACTTCACTTGTTGATAAAGGATATGTTGATACTATGGTTACTGGTGGTACAGGTATTTCAGTAGCAAACAACGGTTTAACCAAGACAGGTAATACTGTTCAACTTGGTGGTTGTTTGATTCATGAAACAATCATTCAGCAATGTTTGAATAATTTCTGTATCGTTCATACTGATGAGTTTGGACCACAGGAAATAAGTTTCGCAATGTGTGCAACAAATAATAACATCAAATTTGGTGCAAAAGATATTGGTGGACACGAAACTATTGCTGTCTTAGATTCTTCACAATTTGAAATGTATTCAGCAAGTGCAGCAACCTTCCAAGGCTTTACATATTGCAATGGATTTAACACTGCAGTAGGTAACAAGAAATCTTGTTCAATACCAGACCTTGGTTATGTAACAGGTCTTACATCATGTGCAATATCAATAGCACCTAAAGCAATAACTGGTGTTACTAATGGCTTAACAAAATTCGACTGTCATAATGCTTGTCTTGGTGGCGCATTAACAGGTCCTGTAACTATAAATGGTGCTCAGACTTTAAATATAAATGTTTCTACACTTAGTTTAAGTGGCAATACTGCATTCAATTTAAGCACATCTTGTGCTCAAATCAGTACATCTAATAATAAAGGTCTTGAATACAGTACTGATTACAGTACAACATTTGCAAGCAATTCTCTTATTACTAAGAAATATGTTTGTTCACAAACTTCTGGTATTACTTCATGTGCAATAACATCAGCATGTAATGGTTTAACTAAATCTGGACAAGCAGTCATTCTTGGTGGTCCATTAACTGGCAACACTTGTATAAGTGGTGCATATCTTTTAGGTGTAAATGTTGGTAATATCAATCTTACTGGTACTACCGTTAGTGTAGGCGGTGCAGTTAAACTAACAAGTACTCCTGCTACTGGCGCAAGTACTGATGGATTCTTAGTATGGAATTCAAGTGATAAATGTGTTAAACAGGTCAATGTTGGTTCAATCATTAGTGCATCTATCACAGGTGCAACCAATGGCTTAACAAAAGTAGGTCAGAGAGTTGTTCTTGGCGGTACATTAAGTGGTGGTACTACAACAATCAATGGCGGTCAGACATTAAATATAAATCAAGCAGTTCTTAATTTAACTGGCAGTACTTCAGTAAATATAACAAGTCCTGCTGTAACTCTTCAAACAACTCCACCTGCAGGTGTTCCACTTGTAGATGCAGTATTGGTTTGGAACTCTGTTGATAAACAAATTAAAACTGTTAGTGGTGCTGCTCTTGGTGACAAGAATAACATCTATGCAATGACAGTTGTTACAAGCAATACTTTATTAACAACAGGTGATACATATGTACAAATTGTAAATTCACCAAGTGCTGTTGTAACAATTACATTACCTGCAAGTCCAAATAATGGTCAGGTGTTTAGGATCAAAGATGCCGGAAATAATGCAGTAAATTATAATATTACAGTTGCTGCTTCTGGTGGTAAAGTAATTGATAATGGTGTTGGAACTGCTTCAATTAATACTGATGGTGGTGCACTTGAATTAGTTTATAATAACTCATTAGGTTCATGGTTTGTATTCTCTTTCGTTAACTAATAATAGTTAAAAATAACAGAAACCCCGACACCTAATTTTCTGTGTGGGTATCGGGGTTTTTAAAATATAAAATAAAAATATCTCATGGGTACACGACTTACAGCAAGTGTTGTCAATCAAGTAATACCGCCAGCAATACCATTGCCTGGTTTTATTACTGAATGGCAAACAACATCAGGCAATACAGTAATTACATTACCATTAATAAATTACGGTACTTTTAATGCTGTAGTTGATTGGGGCGATGGCTCACCAACATCAACTGTAACTGCTTATAATAGTCCTAATAGAGCACATACATATGTTACTCCGGGAACTTATAGAATTGAAATTAAGGGTGAATGTCCATCATGGAGTTTTAATAATGTCGGTGGTAGTGGTAAAGAAAAAATTAAAAAGATAATAAATTGGGGCGATAGTTCGGCTTTTGGTGGATTTCAATATCTACAAAATGCTTTTTATGGTTGTTCAAATTTAACCACTTTAGGTACAGGTAAAATATTAGCAAAAGTCGCATTAATTAATTTATATGGTGTGTTTCAAAATTGCAGTGCATTGACTTCAATACCATCAAGTTTGTTTGATAATTGTACTAATGTAACAAGTTTTTCATATGCACTTAAAGGTTGTACACAAATAACAACGTTACCGTTGGGTTTATTTAATAATAATATTAATGTAACGGATTTCACGTATGCTTTTAATAGTTGTACTGCATTGCAAACCATACCTTCAGGATTATTTGCTAATTGCAATAATGTTACTGGTTTCGATTACGCATTTCAATATTGCTATGCGTTGCAGGCTATACCATCGGGTTTATTCAGTGGTAATACTAAAGTAACAAGTTTCTTTTTTACATTCAGTTATTGTACGTCTATACCATCAATACCTTCGGGATTATTTAATTATAATACTAAAGTGCAGAATTTTTATGCAATGTTTAGTGATTGTTCGGGCATTAGCAGTCCAATACCTTCAGGATTATTTGTTAATTGCAATAAAGTTACTGCTTATGGAGCATATCGATTATTTGATGGCTGTACAAATTTAGGTGGCGCAATACCTTCGGGATTGTTTGATACGTTTACGGGTGTAACTACCTATTTTCGCACATTCTATAATTGCTATGCATTAACATCAATACCATCGGGATTATTTGATAAAAGCACGTTGGTTACTGGCACTGGTTTTTATGAAACATTTTGTGGGTGTCATAACATAGCAACAATACCTACAGATTTGTTTAAATTTAATACACAAATTGGTGTTGGTGACAGTAGTACATCCTTTAGGAGCACATTTGATAATTGTTGGACAATAACATCAATACCTGCAGATTTATTCAGATATCAACCAAATGTGCAGTATTTTACACAAACATTTAGTTACTGCAATGCACTGACAACAGTACCTGCTGGATTATTTAGTTATAATATTAATGTAATAAATTTCACGGGAACATTTACTAACTGTAACGGATTGACAACAGTACCTGCTGGATTATTTAGTGCTAATACAAAAGTAACGATTTTCAATCAAGTATTTTACTATTGTTATAATTTTGATACAATACCATCGGGATTATTTGCTAATAATAATAAAGTAACTACGTTCCAATTTATGTTTAATGGGATAAAAGCAAAAACAATACCATCGGGATTATTTAACGCATTTACTGGAGTAACAACATTTATGGATTCATTTGGACAAGCACAACTTACTGGAATTACTGCAGGAATATTCGATAATTGTGTTAATTTAACAGATATGAGTTTGGTATTTCAATCTTGTCAAAATTTAGTATCAGTACCTGCTGATTTATTTAAATACAACACTAAAATTACTACATTCAATAATACTTTTTCATATTGTACGTCATTGCCATCAATACCTTCATTGTTGTTTAAGTATAATACACTTTGTACCAATTTCTTCTATACTTTTTCAAGATGTAGACATTTAACAATGATATTGGATGTTTTTTGCGCAAGTGGTGATACGGGTACGAGATTTTTCAATCAATCGGTTAATTTTAGTAATTTCTTTGACCTTAATTTAGCATTTGACACATGGAGTGGAATTCAAGGTATTGCTCCAGATTTATGGAATTATCTTTTTGGAAGTGGAACTCCAATAAAAACTCAAGCATTTTATAATCAATCAACAACAAGTTTGAGTAATTATACCACTGCATTGGCGAATGGATGGGCATAAAATAATGGTTTTAAGCAATATAAAAAGGAGAAAAGAAATTTTCTCTTTTTTTTTCTTGTAACTCTGACTTTTTCGGATTATATTCGTATTTATAAAAAAGTATAAAAAATTATAATTAAAAATATTTAAAAAAGAAATTCAATGGTAAATGATGGTTCAATAAAATCCGGTGATAAGTTCTGTATTTTTCATACTGAGGGTGGTCATGGCAAGCAGGTAATGGCAACGGCAGTTTGTCGTGCAATAAAAAAAGCATATCCAGATCGAAAATTAATTGTGGTAACAGCATGGGATGGACCATTCTTTTACAATCCTGATGTGTGGCGTTTTTATACATTCGGACAAATGCAATATTTTTTTGATGATTATGTAAATCCAGATACTAAGATTTTCCGTCAGGAAGTTTATTTTAGTGAAGATCATGTTTTGCAAAGAAAACATCTTACTCAATCTTGGTGCGACATGTATGGTATTCCTTATGATGGCTATAAACCAAAAATCTATTTAAACGCAAGGGAACTCGAAATAGCAAAGGATAAGATAAAACCGGATAACCGTCCAATCATGTTGTTACAAACGCATGGCGGCAGTCCTACGGGGCAATACTCAAAGAAATCGTGGTTCAGGGATATGCCAATCGAAATTGCACAGAAATTAATCAATTATTTTAATAAGTCCTATCGTATTTTACACATCAAGTCACCTGAACAACCAATTTTGCAGGGTGTAGAACCTCTGACATTACCTTATAGAGAATTATATGCAGTATTTCCATTATCAACAAAAAGATTATTTATAGATTCATTTGCACAACATGTTGCCGCAGCACTTGATCTTCAAAGTACAGTAGTTTGGATCGGTAACAAACCTGAAGTATTTGGATATCCGGAACATATAAATGTACTGCCAAGTGCAAATTATATCAGGGAACTTAATAAGTTTAGTTATTTGGAACAATTTGATATTTCCGGACAAATACAACAGTTTCCGTATGATACAGTAAATGTCTTAGACATAAATAAGATAATTGAAGCAGTTAATAAACAAAAGTAAGCCATTGTTTTTTATGTTGATCAGAATCCCATTGAAATTTCAGTGGGATTTTTTTATTTATCTGTTCCATAAAGTATTTATGAATATAAAATAGTAAAAACATGCCAATACCAATAATAGGATTTGATATCAAATCAAATCTAAATTGTAAACAATTTTCACAATGTACGGGAGATACATTATATTTAGGCGGTCATACAATAATTTGTGGCATAGGAACAATAGATTCAAATAATGGTTATAGTGTTTGTGGACAAAAAGTTTTTAGTGCGGGTAATAATTCATGTACTTCAATACAAATTGGTAAAGATGCTGTAAGCAATGGCACTTTTTCTACAGTTGTAGGATATAATTCATCAACTACGGGTAATACTTCAATTGTTGTTGGTATTAATTCATATGCTCAACATGATTGTTCTTTAGTAATTGGCAATAATAATAATAGATCATGTTCTGTTGGTGGAAATATTATTGGTGGATCAAGTAATTGTTTGGGAAGTCAGCATAGTGGTTCTACAATGCTTGGTATGAATAATTGCAATTTAAGTAGTGGTTCATATGTTTGTTATGTTATAATTCCAAATTTAGCAATTTTAAATGCACCAAGTGGTAGTGGAGGAATTCTTTGTTATGATAATGCAACAAAAAAAGTGTGTCAAACTTCAGCACTAACAATTTCCGGTACAGCAAATTATATTCCAAAATTTTGTAGTGGTGGTACTAATATTACAAATTCAAATTTTTCTATTGGACAAGTTTGTTATAGTGGTATTGGTTTATATCCTGCATTACAAACTAATGATGGTTCGAATAGAATTAATTTTGGATTCTGTAATGATGTTTATAAAGGAGTTACATTATCATATAGTTCTGGAAGTAATTCAGGACCAGTCCTTTCACCAATAAGTACGGGGTCATTGCATTTACAATCAAATGGTGGGTCTTTTCCAACAATAATGACATCATGTTGCTTAAAAATTAATGTTACAAGTAGTGCTAATAATAATATAGTTATTGCAGGCACTACACTTTATGGAAGAGAACTATATGCTGTTTGCGGTGATGATTATGGTTCTACTTCTAATGGTAATGGCGTTGGTTTAATTGGTGGTAATGCAAGACCTGGTTTTAATTTATGTGGTGGTGACGTTCTTTTAAGACCCGGATTGAAAGATGGTAGTGGCAGTAATGGTAACGTTTTTATTCAAATACTTCCAGCAAAAACAATAGAAACAAACATATTATATATTGATAGTACGGGTAAAATTAGTAGTGGTGCAACTCCAACTGTGACTGGCGGTACAAGTATTGGTTGGTCAAATTTATTGAATGGTTCAACAGTTGCTGGTTGTGGAACTGTGACAAGTGGTAGTACAATATGTAATAATACTTTTTATGGTGTTAATGCAGGTAAAAATATAACAAGTGGTACTTATAATACAGGAATTGGAACATTTGCATTGTCTGCAAATACAATTGGATATCAAAACACCGCAATTGGTAGTTGTGCACTACATAAAAACATTGATGGATATAATAACGTTGCTGTTGGTAAAGATGCTATGGATGCAAATACCAGTGGATTTCATACTGTTGCAATTGGTAGTTGTGCATTACGTAATAATACCACTGCTTTTTACAATGTGGGAATAGGTCCGTATGCTTTGATGGAAGCCACAACAGGCAATCGAAATACTGCTATTGGCGTATTTGCACTTCAAAATAATGTATTGGGTTGTTCAAATACGGGATTGGGCGATAGTGCAATTTATGGTGCTAATAATCATTCTGGTTGTCTTAATACAGGTGTTGGATTTGAAGCACTTCGTTATAATTATTGTGGTCATCGTAATGTTGCAATTGGAATGGATTCAATGAATCAGAATTCTTGTGGTTCAGAAAATACGGCAATAGGTCCGAATAGTCTCTATAGTAATTTAACTGGCAATTATAATGTTGCTGTTGGTAGATATGCAGGATACGGTAAAGACGATTCAAATAAACTTTATGTTGCAAATACTTTTAGTTGTTCATTAATTTATGGTGAATTTGATAATAAGAGATTAGTAATAAGTGGTACAACTGAAATTGTAAATAATGCAGGTTGTAATTATTTATATTTGGGTAATAAGGATACTGATGGCAGTTGGAGATTTGTTGTAAGTGGAGCAAGTCCTACATGTTTGGTTGTCCAAACAAGAACAGGTGGTGTTTGGGGTGGTAATAAGCAAGTAGCACCATAATATTATAAAATTCTAAACCCTCTCAGATCAGAGGGTTTTATTTTTATTATTAATCCAAGATTAAGTCAGAGTTTTTGAGTATTTATCTTAAATACGATAATGATATGGCACTTCAAATGAACTATTACCATTCTCCATTAGATATGACGTTTTATAATGCATATTGGAGAATCAATCCTAATTTTGGTATTACTGGTGGTAAAAATGGAATAAAATATACTATAGAAGTTTTTAAAAATGCTGAGTCAGCACATGTTGAAAATCCTAAATGTATTAAAGGATTTACACATTCATTTATTCCTGATCTAAAAAATAATACACTAAATTTCATAGAACAGGCATATAATCATGCCAAAATACATGATTGTTATGGCAGTATTGACGTATAATTTTATAATTAAGTAACTGAAATGGCTCAAACTAAACTTGATTTAAGTGACAATAAATTTGAACAACTTTCGACTGAGATATTACATTTATCTGGAAGCACACATTTATTTGGAGAATTTCTTTTAGAAAGTGGTTCAACACTATCAATATTACCAAATGTTGGTGCAGGTAAAGTTTTGACTTCAGATGGTGGTGGTACGGCTACTTGGCAAGTTAGTATTGGTGGTGGAGTTACCGGAGCAACCAATGGTTTAGGTATAATTAATAATACTGTTTGTCTTGGCGGTAATTTAAATACAAATACTGTAATTGACATCACAACTAAAAATTTATGCTTGTGTTCGGGCATAAATTTAAATAGAATTATTGTTTTGGATCAAAGTAATGATGAACTTAAATTATCTTGGGCAGATAGTGGAAATACTTGTAATGGTCATGCAAGTTTTAATGCAACTAATGTTTCATTGGTTTCTCAATATGCAGGTGGTGGATGTGTTGCAGGAATTTTATTGGCACACAGTGATAATAGAATTTGTTTGAATTCTGCAGGCAGTTATAGAACCTATCACAATGCTTGTGGTTTATGGTATACTGATAATTATTCGGGAAGTGCAACAGATAGATGGTTAACAGATAAAGCATATGTAGACAGTCATAGTGGTGGCGGTGGTATTACTGGCGGAACAAATGGTTTACATATCGATGGAACAAATCTTCAGAATTTAGCACTTGGTGGTTGTTTATGTTGTGCTACAACTATTGATATTAAATGTAATACGTTTCTTGTTTGTGGTGCTATTGGTGTTTGTTTTATCAAGATTACCGAATCATCAGCACCTGCAAGTACAATTACTTTAAATAGTTGTTGTTGTACAAGTGTATGTGGTAATTGTGGTGTAGATATTCATGCAAATAAAAATTTAAGTATAGGATTTAATGGTACTGGTATTATCACAGATAGTACAGCAACTCCATTAGGTTTACAATATGCAAGTGATGCTTATCGTGCTAATTTCACCAATTGTTCACTTGTTACAAAATGTTATGTTGACGTACAAATTAATAGTCATTCGGCATTATCAGAATTTACAATAACAGGAGATAGTACGGCAACCGGATTCACAATTAATCACGCCAAAAATAAACAATTTGTTGCAGTTGAAATAGTAAGAGGTAGTAGTCCGTATGATACTGTCTATACAAGTGTCCAGAGACCAAATGCAAATTGTGTTTGTATTTTCTTTGATACTGCGCCTGCAAGTGGTCAACAATATAAAATATTAATAACAAGTTAAAACCTGAATTTTATACTATTTATATATAAGAAAAATAATTTTAAGATAATAAATAAATAAAATGGCATTAATTAAAGATTATTATAATAAGCAATTTGGGGTAACAATACCGGGATGTTATTGGAAAATAGACATTAAAAACGGTCTTGTTGGTGGAAAAACTAAACTACGTGTACGAATGAATTGTTTTAAAACTAAAGCAATTGCAGATACGAATAAGAATAAATTTGCCGATTTTGACTTTGATTTTATTCCAAGTTTAACTTCTGGTGTTAATTTTATCGAACAGGCATATGCTCATGCAAAAACTTTACCACAATTTAGTGGTGCAATTAATGCTTAATATAAAATTATCGAGTATTTATAATAAAGTATCAGAACATGACAGATTTTAGTAATATCAACGATAATCCTCAATTGTACAGTCCTGGTGCATCAACATTAATTGATGAAGCATCAAGCACTGAATATTATATTGGTACTTCAAGTGGTAGTGCTAAAGGCGAAAATATAGCATCTTGGAGCATTAAAAAAATATGGAAAGATGGCAATATATGGAGAACTCAGTTTCCTAATGGTGATCAATCATTTATTTTTGTTTGGAATGACAGATTAATATATACATATCAATAATTTAACACATAAGATGGTTTAAAGGGAGAGATTTATTTTCTCCCTTTTTCTTTTATAATCAATACCAAATTGTTTTATTCTTAGTATTTATTAAAAACAATATATACATGGCAACATTTACAATAGATTTATTAACAGACAATCAATATTTATTCAGTGGTGATTTTAGTGGAAGTGGCGGTACACCTACTTCGGGAGTTACAATAGCACGTAACGGTTTATGTATAAATGGTCAGACAGTTAAACTTGGCGGTATATTGTGCTGTGCCACAACTCTTACGGCACTTAATGGTACATCATTATCATTCATAGATTTACGTACAACAAAAGTTGGTATTCAATATGGCGGTGATTATAGCAGTGGCTTTACTGCATGTTCTCTTGTTGATAAGGAATATGTTGATTCAAAAACATCTGGTGGTACTATAGGTTGGTCGAATTTATTAAATGGATCAACGGTTGTTGGTTGTGGAACTCCCGTAAGTGGTGGTTCTTTATGCCAAAATACTTTATTTGGCGTTCAGGCAGGTAATAGCATAACTACAGGTAATGGTAATATTGCTGTTGGTTTTCAAACACTTTATGCAAATACAACAGGCAGTAATAATTTTGCTGGTGGTAGTATGGCACTATATAATAATGATGGTGGTTATAACAATTCAGCAATTGGTTTTCAAGCACTTTATTATAACTCATGCGGTTATAACAACACAGCAATTGGTTTTCAAGCACTTTATGAAAATATAAGTGGCAATGATAATGTTGCTATTGGTTTTAATGCACTTTTATATAATACATGTGGTAGTGCTAATATTGCAATTGGTAATTCAGCACTTTTATATAATATAAGTGGTACTCATAATATTGCTTTGGGCATTTATGCTCTTCAAAATAATATTGATGGTAACAATAATATTGCAAATGGTTATGCAGCACTTGCTTCAAATACAAGTGGTACTGACAACATTGCAAATGGCAACATGGCACTTTTGCTTAATACAATAGGCAATAATAACGTTGCAAATGGTAACAATGCACTCTATAATAATGTTAGTGGTAATGATAATATTGCAAACGGACTTCAAGCACTTGCGGACAACACAATTGGTTGTGATAATATAGCAAATGGTAATCAAGCACTTCTGAATAATACAATAGGTTGCAACAATATTGCAAATGGTCATCAAGCACTTACAAGTAATATTTGCGGTAATGATAACATTGCAAATGGTCAGGCTGCACTTTTGAACAATACCTGTGGTAATAATAATATTGCAAACGGCAATTCCGCAATGGGAAATAACATCAGTGGTAACAATAATATTGCAAATGGCAATACTGCACTTTTCTATAATACAATTGGTAATGATAATATTGCAAATGGTTATGTTGCTCTTTTGAACAATATTTGTGGTTGTGGTAATATTGCAAATGGTAATACTTCTCTTTATGCAAATACTTGTGGTAATAACAACATTGCAAACGGTACTCAATCACTTCAAAGTAATGTCAGTGGTAATAACAACATTGCAAATGGTCTTCAAGCACTTTCAAGCAATATAAGTGGTAATGATAACATTGCAAATGGTTTTCAAGTACTTCAAGCAAATACAATTGGTAGTAATAATATTGCAAGTGGTAACGATACACTTTTGATCAATACTTGTGGTAGTAATAATATTGCTTTAGGTTATCAAGTACTTTTTCATAATGTAATTGGTTGTAACAATATTGCTTTAGGTTATCAAGCAGGTTTCAATGAACTTGGTTCAAACAAATTATATATTACGAATAGCAGTACTGCACATCCATTAATTTATGGTGATTTTAGTGCAAATTGTGCAATTATTTATGGTGCATTTAAAACAAGTGGTGCAACATCATTACTTGTAGCACCTTCAAATGGCACTTGTAGTAATAGTGTGTTAGTATGGGATTCAGCAACATGTTTGGTAAAAAAAGTACCTTATGTTAGTGGAAGTACTTTAGCATGGTCAACATTATCTGGTAGACCTGCATGGCTTACAGGTACAACATTATCAATATTTCAGACAGGACATACACATAGTCAGTATGCGTTGCAAAGTGCAATTAATACTTTCACAGGCACAACAGCACCAAATACTTATTTGAATAAATTAGTTACAATAAATGCTCAAACAGGACTAACATATACTTTACTTTTAACAGATAATAGTAAAACAATAACTTTGACCAATGCATCTCCAATTACTGTAACAATTCCTGCTTTTTCTGGTGTTTCATTTTCAGTGGGAACATTAATAACATTAATCCAAGGTGGTACAGGTAAAGTTACTTTCAGTGGTGCAGCAGGAGTTACAATAAAATCAAAATTAAGTAATAAATCAATTTCTGCACAGAATGTTGCTGTTTCTCTGCTTAAAGAAAGTACCAATACTTGGTATCTTATTGGTGATTTAAGTGCTTAATTATATATAAATTAAAATGTTTGGTTTAGGAGTAATATCATATAGCACAAGTAGTTTTAAGTTTACAATAACCACTATAGGCGCAAGTGAAACTATTACATTACCTTTAATTAATGGTGGTACTTATAATTTTGTTGCCAATTGGGGTGATGGAAGTGCTAATAGTGTCATAACTGCATATAATGTAAATAACACTCATGTTTATGCTGCGATAGGAACTTATATAATTTCCATGTCGGGAATTTGTACCCAATTTGCTTTTAATAATGCCGGAACAAGTCGTTTAAGAGTAAAAAATATATTAACAATTGCTGGTGACATGGGATTTACGGTTTTAAATTTTTATGGTTGCACAAGTTTAACCGGTATAACAAGTACTATGAGTAATTTAAAATCTCTAACTACTGCAAATAGTATGTTTTTTGGTTGTACGACATTAACAAGTGTTCCCGCAGGAATGTTTGATGGCTGTACTAAAATAACTGATTTTTTTGGCATTTTTGAAAACTGTCCATTAATTACAGTTCCTGCCGATTTATTTAAATATAATACTTTAGCAACAACATTTGCGGGCGCATTCTTGGGTTGTACAGCATTAACATCTTTACCCACTGACATATTCAGATATAATACGTTGGTTACAACATTTGGTAGTGCTTTCAGAGCATGTACCCATTTACCTGCAATACCAGTTGATTTATTCAGATACAATACTTTAGTCACTGACTTCTCTAATTTATTCTTGTCTTGTGCTTTATTGGCTTCAGTACCTGCAGATACATTTAGACATAATACATTAGTTACAAATTTCGGTAGTACTTTCAGAGGCTGTTCATTATTAACTACAGTACCTGTTGATACTTTTAGGTATAATACATTGGTTACAAACTTTACATATACTTTTTATACTTGCATAGGATTTACTACAATACCAGTTGATTTGTTTAGATATAATACTTTAGTTACTGACTTCTCTAATGCTTTCAGAGGTTGTACAACATTAGCATCAATACCAATTGATTTGTTTAGATATAATACAGCAGTTGTGGCATTTGGCAGTACATTTAATGGTGATACATTATTAGCCACGTTACCTACTAATTTGTTTAAATATAATACGTCAACACTTGATTTCAGTTATGCATTTTATAATTGTCCAAAAGCACAACTTAATATAAATATATTCTATGCAAGTGGTGAAACTGGAACAAGATTCTTAAACAAATCAGTTAATTTTAATGGTTGCTTTGACAGAACCACATTTACTGGAGTTCAAGGAACTGCTCCTGATTTATGGAATTGTAGTTTTGGAACAGGAACTCCGGTAAAAACCTTATGTTTTGGTGATGCAGGAAATAGTCTTGCCAGTTTAACCAACTATGCAAGTATTCCAGTAGCATGGAGAACATAATAATTAGAAATGTTTGTATTTATAATAAATATTAATCATGAATTATAGTACATTTGATCTCAATAATTTTTTCATTAAAAAGGATAGTACACTTCCTGAATTAACATATCCATTGGGTCAGCATACATTGGAGCAATATAAAGTTACTCCTAATATGCTTAATAATGTTGCTGTGACTTTTTCTATGATAGATGCACAAACGGGTCTATATCGTATCGCCAATGTTCCTGCAAATCTTGTGATCAACAATGATAGACCTGATTTTCCTGCCGAATTACAATATACTCTTATGTATAGATTTAAATTGCCACAGACCTCAAAAGCAGGAAGATTTCTTGGTGAATTTAAAATCGATTTTCTTGGTGAAAATTGTGGAAAACTTACAATGCCTGTTGATAGTCAGATAAATATAATCATTTCTGACAGTATTACTAAAACAACTGTAGTATAATCCTTGACATTCAAAAATTTTTAATTATCTTTGCATGATATTATGGTCATTCATGGATAATTTACCAATTTTTGTAGTGCATTGCGAGAGAATACCAAGGAGATTGGCGTATTATCTCAGATTTCCGGTTAATGATCAACTTCTTTTTAGAATAAAAGAACTTCCTGAAGAAACCCGTAAATGGAATGCAGGTATGATGGTATGGGAAGTCAGTACACCTTCATTGCTTGCTCTTATCAAGAAATACAGAGGTTCAAATAAAATTCATTTTGATTTCGGTAGTGAAGATAGTCGAAAGATATTCATACAACAGATTAAAAAGATAGAAATTTCTGAAGAAGAAAAACGTAAATTCATTGCTGATCTAAACATCAAAAAGGAACATTGGGTAAAATATAAACAAGAATTAGAGCAAGAGTATATAAAATATTCAGATCAATGCCATGCATTACTGAATGAAGGAGTTAAATTATATCCGCACCAAATCGTGGCAGCAATGTTCATGAATGTTACTCGTAACACGTTGATCTCTCACGAAATGGGGATAGGGAAAAGTTTGTCGAGCATACTTTATTGTGAAATGAATAATTTCAAAAGGGTTATGGTCATCACGCCTAATTCTCTGAAGTTTAATTTTTTAAATGAAGTGGAAAAATTCACGAAAAGTACTGCGCATATAATAAAATGGAGAAAAAATACGTGTGGTCTTGAAGATGCCAAGTATGTAATTGTTAATTATGATTTTTTTAATCCTTCAAGTAAAGATAATTTTCTCACCAAATGGAAGAAATTAAAAATATCTGATATTGATTGTGTTATTTGTGATGAATGTCAGAAGTTAAAAAATACTAAAGCCAATACATATAAAAACTTTAAAAGAATTTTTGGACATAAAGATATTTTTAAAGATGGCAAAATATCTAAGATTTTCTTAAGTGGTACTCCTGCACCTAATAGGGCATTTGAACTTTATACCGTATTGAATCAAATATCACCAACAGATTTTGGTACAAAGAAATATTTTTATGAATATTATTGTGGTATGGTTTATGATTATTATGGTGGTTGGGGTTATATTACAGATACTGCAGAACAAAAACTCGAAGAACTTTATCACAAGATCGCACCATATACACATAGAAAAAGGAAATTTGAAGTTCTCAAGGACCTTCCAGAGAAAATATATCAGAAGGTAATTTTGGAAATGGAAGATAAAGAGTATGCAGTATATGATAAAATAGAAGATGGTGTCGCAAATGAGTTCGTAGAGCATCCTACGAACAATCCTTTAACTATTATGATCCGTTTGAGGCAATATACGTCCTCATTGAAAATTAAACACATCGCAGAATTAGTTGATAATATCTTAGAAACCGGAGAAAAGGTGGTTATCGTTGATTTCTTTAAAGAACCACTATATCAACTAAAAGAAGCATTTGGCGATATTGCGGGATTACATACTGGTGATCAAACAGTTGAAGAACGAGCAGAAATAGTTAAAATGTTTCAAGACCCACAAAGTGCAATGAAGGTTTTCATTGGTTCAATACAAACATGTAATTATGGTTTGACCTTAACTGCAGCAAGTAAATTATTTATTATAACATTACCTTATTCTTATGGTGAATATCAGCAAGTTAGTGACAGATTACACCGAATAGGTCAAAAAAATGTTGTAAATATTTATCCATTAATGTTTAAAGATACAATTGATGATTATGTTTTTTCTGCAATTGAAAGTAAAACAAAAGAAATTATTAAGGTAATGGATAATGAAGACTATAAGTCGAATATTAATGAATCAGTATTAAGTGAAGTAATTGAAATAATTAAAAATAAACATAAAAAATCTAATAATTAATTTATATGATATTAGATGAATATGTTAAAATAAGATGGAATCAAAACAATAAAAAATATTATATTAAAAAAGGATATAATTTTATTAAAATTGGTGATTTGTTTGACGTTAAAGTTGTTGATTTATCAAATGAAACGCATGTATTGGTCAATGTAAAATGTGATGTTTGTGGCAAAATAAAAACAATAATATATAGGGAATATATTGCTAACATTAAAAACGGAAACTATTATTGCTGTTCAAGAAAATGTAGTATTGGTAAGAAAAATGAAAGTGTCTTAAAGAAATATGGAGTTAAAAATGTTTCACAATGTGAAGAAATTAAAGAAAAAAAATTGCAAACAAATATTAATAATTATGGTGAAATTTATATGAAATATTTTCAGAGAAATTAAAATCACCAATACAACATGCATTAAATGGCGGTGAGAAAAAATTTGTTAGATACTATGTAGATGGCTATATTCCAAAGCATAACATATGTATTGAATGGGATGAAAGACAACATAATGTAAAAAGAAAAATAGAAAGAGATAATAAGAAAGATGATTTCTTAAAAGAAACTTTTGGCTGTCAAATTATAAGAATTAAAGAAAAGGAATTTTTAAATAACGTTGATAATCAAACAGAATTTGTAATTAATACGATAAAAAACATGGTAAAAAATGAGTAAGAAAGTAGCAGTACTATTTTCAGGTGGATTGGACTCCACCTATTTAGTTTGGAAAAACTTGAGTGAGGGTAATGAAGTTCAACCAATCTATGTTGAAATAGAAAACAATAAAACAAAAACAATTTTGGAAAAAAACCGTACAAAATTACTGGTGAGAGAATTTGAAAAAGAATTTCCACTTAAAATTCATGATGTTAAACATATTCTGAAAGTCAATGTTGATGCACAAGAAGATAGTCTGTATTTTAAACAAGTACCTGTTTGGCTTCTTGCAATAGTATTTGCACAGGATTTAAATGTTGATGAAATACAGATTGCCTATGTTGCAAATGATGATGCAATCGGTTATCTACAGGACATTCAGAATGTTTATAAGGCGTATGAACCACTTATGAGGTATCTTAAACCTTTGGTGTTTCCACTTTCTAAGAAACCCAAGTATGATATGGCGCATGAACTACCAGAAATGTATCGTAAATATATTTTTAGTTGTGAATATGCAAAAATTGTTGGCAGTGAAGATGCAGAATTCATCGAATATGAACCATGTTGTGATTGCGTACCTTGTAGTCATGCAATACAAAATGGTTATTATGGTTTAGGTCAATTTCCTGACAACTATAAGAACAATCTTTTGAAGGTTCGTGCACGTGCAGTACATGACATGGGATGTGATGTAATAGATAAACAAGGCAGAAAATTTGATTATTGGAATGGTTTCGATGGTACTCCAACTGTTGATAAAGAATCAGAACCAAAGGTAGAATCTAAAGGTCCATATCAGATTGAAATTACTTTTCCTGATACATTTAAATCTCCCGAAATTTCATATAAGGAACTGGATAGTTGTGATTTAAAATTACCGATGGCAAAAAAAGAGAGACCTGTAGAACTTAGTTTGAAAGCATTTCAAGGATAAATAAAAACAGAAAAATATATATGGATAAATTAAAAGTATTAACCGAGATCAAAGGTTTTCTTGACGGTTATAATAATTTAAAATATTTGGTCAACGTAGAAACTGATCCCAATAATAATATTGCCGAATGTATTATACATGAGCCAGGATGCGATCCTGAGAAAAGGAATATTAAATACACTCCATTCATGTATATGAAAAATTTAGAGCAGAGTAAATTAAAATTATATGCTCATTTTCCTGAAATTCTTGAAAATAAAAAAATTGAATATGGCATAACTATTACTCCACTCAAAACCGGAAATCATAAAAGATTAAAAAACGGTTATTGTTTTAAGATAACAAGTAGTAAATCATATAATTCAATTATTAAATTTTTAAGTGATGGCAAGATATATCCTTATGAAAAACTAAAAGACAGTGATAATAATGATGTCAGGGATGCCAAAGGCGAACCAATATATTTATATAGGGATTTATTTTATGCCCCAAGAACGGTTGAACAATTCTTTATTTCGACACAGACAAGGTTATATAAGGGCATTGAAGAATATAAAAATGTACATAAAGTAACATTTGACATTGAAACAACTTCATTAAGATATCAAATAGGTAGAGTATTTGCAATTGGTGTTAGGGATAACAGGGGTTTTGAAATGATATTGGAAGTCGAGAAATTTAATGACGATGAATCAGAAATTAGATTAATCCAAGATTTCTTTAATCTTATTGCAAGTAAACAACCTGCTGTTATTTGCGGTTATAACTCTGAGGAATTTGACTTTGAATTCATTTTAGGTAGAGCCAAACTTCTTAAAATGGACCTCACCCAACTTCCTACTGGTTTAAAAGATGGTATTCAATTAAGAAGAAGACCCAATACCAGTGTCAAATATGGCAATACTGCAGAAAAATTTACTGCAACAGAAATGTGGGGATATTCAATTATTGATATTCTACATGCATCGAAACGTACTGCAGCAGTTAATACTGAAATAAAAGCAACGGGATTAAAGTATATTGCAAAACATGAAAAGATAGCAAAACCCAATAGAACTTATATTAAAGGCGAGGATAATTTTATTGGTAGATATTATGGTGAAAATAAAATGTTTGTTATTGATGATAATAATAACTACATACAAGTTCCAGAAGATTATCAAGATGTTACAAGAAAATTGTATGTGTTGCAAGCCAATAAAGAAAAATTAAATGATAAGCAATATAAAGATTTCAGGAATTCGTATTTAGATAAATGTCCGGCTTTTATTACTTGGTTTAAAGATATTGCATTGCCAAAGAAAATGATTAATTTTATCAGTGGCAAAAATCTCGTAAGACAATATTTATTGGATGACCTTTGGGAAACTGAACAGGTTGATGAACTTTATAATCAATCATCGTTCATGTTGTCAAAGATAGTTCCAACTACCTATCAACGTATCTGTACAATGGGTACTGCTGCAATATGGAACTTGCTTTTAACTGCATGGAGTTATGAAAATGATTTAGCAATTCCGCATTGTGATGTTAAAGAAGACTTTTCAGGTGGTTTAGCAAGAACATTTAAAATAGGCTACAGTATAAGATTGATTAAGATCGACTATGGTTCTCTTTATCCTATGTTACAGTTGACTTGGGATATATTCCCAATGTTCGATATTACAGGTGTTATTAAAAAGATGTTATTGTATCTTACAACAACTCGTAATATTTACAAGAGACTTGCAAATAATGATAAATTAAATGCTGAAGAACTTGCATTATTAAAGGAAATTGATCACGATGCTTATAGAAAATTAATAGAAAATAAAATAACTGATACTGATAGGGCAATGTTCAAAATCAAACAATTACCTATTAAGATTTTGAATAACTCACTCTTTGGTGCTTTAGGATCAGATATATCATTTAACTGGTCAGACAATAATTGCGCAGCACGTATTACTTGTAGTGGTCGTTTGGAATTACGTCATGCCATAACGTGGTTCAAAAAATATGGTTGTTTGGCATTACTTGCCGTTACTGATGGTATAAACTTTCAGATTCCCGATAGAACTACCATTAAGGTTAATAATGCAGAAGTATTGTATGATCAGCCAGAAGGTTTAATTGATGAAATGTGGAAGTATGGCGATAAAACAGGCATCGCAGCACTTATAGAAAAGTTCAATAAGGAAGAAATGCGTCCACCATATATGTCAGTTGATAATGATGGTGAATATATTAGTTGCTTAAATCTTGCACGTATTAACTATGCTACACTTTCATTGGTGAAAGACAAGAAAACCGGAGAAATAAAAGAAAAAATCAAACTCACAGGTAATACAATTAAATCCAAAGTAATGTCGGAGTACATTGAAGAATTTATTGATAAGGGTTTTGAACTGATTCTTCATGGTAAAGGTAAGGAATTTGTTGATTACTATTATGATTATGTTGACGATCTGCGTTTCTGTAGGATTCCATTGAAGAAAATTGCAAGTAAAAGTAAAGTAAAAACCACATTAAATGGATATAAAAAGAGGGGTAAAGACAAAAATGGTCAGGAGAAGGGTAAGCAGGCACATATGGAATTACTGATTGAAAAACGTGAAAAGATTGCAAGAATGTTATTTGAACAACATAAAGGTGAATTTAATTTAGAGAAAGTCAAAAATATTGATGATATTGATACAATCATGAAATTGGTTTCCAATTATATGCCACCTGAACCCGAATTGGATTCAGTTGTATATCATGTTAATAGGGGTTATTTGAAATCACATGGCGGATCAAGTTGGATTAAAGACAAAGAAACGGGTGAGGAAAGATTTGCTGCTGAATTAATTGACAGCAATAATTTGCTTGATAATCCTGAAATGAGAGGCAAATATAATGTTGCAAAGTATCTAAGTGCTTTCAATAGTAGGGTAAGTACAATTCTTGTGGGATTTGATGATCATGTTATTAATACTTTACTTGCCAAAATTGTGAAAAAGAAAATAAAAGATGAATTTGGTAACAAAAAAGTTGAAGAAGAATTAATTAAGCATTCATATAATCCTGGCGAATTAGAACTAAAGAATTTTGATGGCGATACCTACGAAGAATCAATGTATTTAGAGCCAAAAGAAGTTAAGTTTTGGAATAAAACCGGATATGATCCAAGGTTGGTGTGGAACGGTTTTAGTATGTATGAAAATGACCGAGTATATTATGAGATTTATGAAGGTGCTTTGAAGTTCTTGAATGATAAAATGCTCGAAAGTGGTAAACCAAAGATCAAATCAATTAATGATAAATATGAACAGGGTGATTTTATCTTAGTTAAAGATGGAAGTCAGTACAATCTTGGTGTTTACAATGGTGTATATATTGAAATAATTAGAGAAAATATAGATATTCCTAAAAGTCAGGTTGAGATTGAACTCGATAAAAAACGTGCAGAAGAAGAGGAAAAACTTAAAAGTCTTGAAGTTACAATGGCAAAAGAAACGGAAATGGATAGGTATTTGAAAGCAATGAAAGAAAAACGTGAAAAATATTTTCCATTATTCCTGCAGAGATTCAAACTCAATGAACAGTATACAATGGATAAACTTTTTGAAGAAATTCCTGAATCAAGTGGTGCATTTGATGCCTACGTGAAAAACATGGAAACATCTCAGGAAGTGGAAGCAGAAGAATATTCCGATGTTGATGAAGTTGATGATCCGTATTAACATTTAATAGTATTTATATGAAAATATTGTATCATGCAACTCAAAAAGAAAGAATTAATGGAGATCATAGATTCCAATGGCGACTTGATTGGAAAGAATGATATGCCTGCAGTAGATGCTAATGCAGACACCCAAGCCAATAATACTACAGACTATAATGCTAAAATAGGCACTCAACCATTCAGGTATGATATGTTGGGTCGTTTTGGTTTTACTATGATGCCATTTTTGGAAGGCAAAGAAGATCAAGGACAATTGGACCTTCTTGATGAATTATCTGCTTTAATGCATAATAAATTCGTAGAACTTACTGATTATTATATCAAACATCCTAATTTATTAAAACCCGATAATCGCAAAGCAAAGGAAGAAAGTGTAGGACACAATGAAGAATGTGAAAAAAGAGATATTGAATGGGCAAAAGAAGCAATAAAAATTTTTCAAAGTAATTTCGAAAAGGCATTCAAAGAACCAATTGATGAAGCACTTAACAAATCCGATAATTTATCATTGCCTATGGATGATGAAATAAAATACGAATTAAAAAGATTACTTACAGGTAGTAAATATGATAAAGGTGGAATACTTGACCAAAGAGTTGATCAATTACTTCAGGTACAAGCCAAATGGTTAGAAAGAGCAAAGGAATTATATAGTGCAGAAGAAATTGCCAAAAAATTATTTATTTATGATAAAAATCTTAACTCAGGTGTTAGTCTTGATGAAGCCAAGGTTGCCGAAGATAAAATAGTTGACAAGAAAGCCGAAGATGAAATATCAAATAAAACTGAAGATAAGGAAGTCCGTGAAAAAAAACTTGAAAAAATTGCTGGCTTAATTAATAAGTTGGAAAAGAATGATAAGGAAAAAATTAAAAATTTATTGGAAAGAAAGTAAATGGCTAACTCAGAATTATATGGTAAGACGTTTCCTGTGCCCTCTGACGTGATTAAATATGTCCAGACGGTGTTGGTATCCAACCCCAATGGTGAAGGCGTTAAAAGGGCAAAATTCATTGTTAAAAACGGTATATTGACTTATCAGGAATTAAAACGTTTGAAGAATTTTTTTGATACTTATAATCCTGAAATAACCGATAAAATGCAATATGCTCTTGCAGGTGGTAATTTAATGAAAGCATTTGTTGATAAAACACTTCAGGCAGAAAGAAATGCAGTTAAAGGGGGAAAGGAGATAAGACGGGATATGAATATTGATCCTAATTTAGCCACACATGCTTATCAGACACCAAGACTATCAGAAGCAGAAGATAAAGATAAGAAAGAGGAAAAACAAAAAAATGCTGTTGCTGTCATTGTAAATAGTGATAATAAAATATTATTATTGAAAAGAGCAAAGATTAAAGATATTTGGATGCCGGAAAAATGGGCACTTGTTGGTGGCAGAATTGAAAAGGGTGAGACTCCGCAAAAGGCAGTTGAAAGAGAAATAACAGAAGAAACGGGTTTAACGATTGATAAGTTTATAAAAACTTTTGCAATACATAGAAATCCTGGTAGTATTGAACACATCTTTGCATGCCGTTATGATGGCGATCCGACTGACATTACTTTGAATGAAGAAAATACAAATTATGGTTGGTATGATATTGATGAAATGAATTATTTGGATATTGTACCGCATTTGATAGAATACATTACATTATCGTTTAAAAAATATGAATAATGTATTTATAATAAAATAATATAAGAATTAAAACAAGAAAAAAATGAGTAAATTAGAAGAAGTAAGTGCACCTTTTAGAAAAACTGAAGTTGCAAGAAATATGTTTAATTATAATGATGAATATACACTTGGCAATCCAGAAGAACTTTCACCAATAGGTAAAGGCGAAAATAATGGTGAAGTTGGTAGTGCAGTAGATATTGCAACAAGAAAAGTTTTAGTTGCTAAGAATCCATATAATTATAACAGAGAGTATAACGCAGGAAACGACTAATGTTAAGTGAGGTTAAAATATTTTTTGAAAACCTCACACACTTTCGACAACTTTTAACTGAGGGTGTTGGTCAGGGTAGTATTGTTGATGCCATTAATAAACATAAAATCGTGCATATTTATTATGCAGGCGATGATACAATTTTAAAAGGTTATCGAACAATAAAGCCATACGTATTGGGCAGTTCTAAGTCAAAAGAGGCGGAAACAAAACCTTACATGTTATTGAGAGCATGGGAAACTGCAGGTAATTCAGATAGTAAAAAAATGTATTATGACCAAAAAGGAAAGGGACAATATGGTTGGAGATTATTCAGAGTAGATAAAATCACTTCTTTCTTGCCAACAGGTGAACTTTTCAGTACAGAAAAAAGTAAATTTCCAGACCCTGATGCGTATAATCCCAATGATTCTCAGATGGGAAGTATTGTTGCTGCCGTTGAAATTGTTGGTGATCAACCAAAAACAAGTGTTAAAGGTAATGTAACTCAGCAACAGGTTCAACCATCGGGTGATACGTCAGTATTTGCCGGACAGAAAGAAAAATTTCAGAAATTTTCAAACGTTGGCAAAAAACAAAGAGAAGCAACTGCTGATGAAATTGAACATCTTTGGGGAATGGTAAATCAAATGAGAGCAAGAGGCGCAAAATCAAAATATTTTGTTGTGCAGAATGAACATGGTGACATGATATTAAAAACAGAAAATCAATTACCAAATATTGATCCCGATTCAGTTGTTGGAAATCTTAAGGATTTATATAATAAATTAGTAATAGAACCACAACCTGTCGATAACTCATTCTTCAAACAGGTCGAAGGTAAAATGAGTAAAGATAATATTGCAAAAGAAAATCTCAATAAAAAGGATTTTTTCAAAAATCGATAGTATTTATAAAAAATAATAAAATTTTATAATTTCAAGTAATGGCAGGAAAAGTTGATTTAAATAAGATAAAAGAAGAAATTGATGTCCGTAAAAAGGAAAGAGGCGTTATGACTGAAAGAGTTCAGGGTGCAACATTGATGCCCAAAGATCAGTTTTTAAATGGTTTAATGACCTCACTTCAAACAGGACAGGATACTGCAGCAACAAATTTAATAAAGTTAGTTGAAAATAAAACTGCAGCAAAACACGGAGAAATAGTAAGACATGCTGTAAATGAAACAGTCTTACCGACAACAGTACCAACGGCAAATGTACGTCCAATTCAAGGTGGAATACCACTTGAACAAGTAGATATGTCACCTGAAAGAGATGAACAAATGTTTCGTGATCTGGAAGCAAAAAGAAAGAAAACGTTGGCAGAATCAATGAATGAATACATTAATGCACCGCATGTTGGTGCTCCAATGTCAAATCAACAAGTTGCTATTCCACCTGCAACAACATATATGAGTAATGGTACAACAAGAGTACCAATGCTTAATGAAGCATATCTTGTCGAAAACGTAAATAAGATTGTTCACAATTATCTTGCTGAAAATCTTGGTCCGGTATTCGAAGAGGCAATCAAAAGCACAATTATTGAAATGTATGCAGTTGAAAGAATCAAAGAAGTACTGCAAGAAAATCGAGAAATGATAAAGACTGTAGTTATTGAAACAATTAAAGAGATACAGGCAAGGAGTAAAAAAGCACAGTAATCTGTGCTTTCTTTTTATAATCAAGTTTGTATTTATTAATAACTTAATATCATCAGTATGACATTTGCCGAATTTAAAGAGACTTTCTTACCTGAACTACTTAAAATCAAATCATTTAAAGGTAAAATGGACTATGCAAATCAACATTTGCAGAGGATCGGCAGTGGTACTGGCAGAGTTGTTTATGATATTGATGATGAAAAGATATTGAAATTAGCAAAAAACCCCAAGGGTATTGCACAAAATGAAGCCGAAGCAGGTGCAGGATATTATCGTGATACACATCATATTGTTGCAGTAGTATTTGATAGTGCCGATGATGATTCATGGTTAATTGCTGAAAAAGCAAAGAAAGTCAATGAAAAAAGAATTATTGAACTAACAGGCATTCCAAGCCTTAATGACTTGTGGATGTATCTCAAAAATTTTCATTCAAGTAATAACGGCAGAGGAAATATCTTTGGACTAAGTAAAGATATTGTTGAACAATTAAATAATAATGAATTTGCACAGGATTTACAGAATTTCGTTGCAGATTATTCACAACAACCCGGAGATTATGGTAGACCAAGCACTTATGGAGAAGTTCTTCACGATGGTCAACCATCAATTGTTTTAACCGATTATGGTTTAAATGATGAAGTATATGACACTCATTATAAGCCGAAAAAAGAACGCATGTACGAACTCTATAATTTTGCTGATGGTAATGATGATATTCTCGGTGATCTGCCACCACAAGATGCTGTAGATACTCGTCAGGCTATGTGGGGTTTAATGCCTTATAGTGTTAGTGACGGTGAGGGACAAGAAGTTATAAATGAAAAATTTGTTTCATTTATTAATAATACTAACAAATATCCTACAAGAAGAATATTGCCAAGTACTCCATCCTTAATGGATGAATTTCACAATGTCGTAAATAATCTTAATGAAGTACTTGAAAAGGTCAGTGATAAAAAGAAATTTTATAATAATTTATTAGAACTTCAAGATTATTTGATCCGAGGTAAATTCTATGATAGAGAACCATTACAAAAAGAAATGATTGAATTGGATGAAACCAATACACCAAAACTTAAACCAATGCAATTAGATAAAAACTATAGTAATGGTGTTGCAGAAAAAGTTGCGCAAAAATTAAATCTTGGTGCACCACAATATCTTGGTGGTGGCGGTTTTGGATATGCGTATTTAATTAATGGGAATAAGGTATTAAAAATAACAACAGATGTATCTGAAGTTGATGCAGGTCTGAAGATCAAAAGAGCAAAACCTCAAGCACTTGTGGCTGTTTATAATATATATAAAATAGTTGATGCTGAAAATAATACCTCAACATATGCTCTCATTGAAGAACATATTGCCAATAAACCAATAGATGAATTTTTTAAATATGTTTCGATTTTAAATGAAATCCAACCCGAACCCAATATATATGGAAATCTTATGATAATGTTAAGAAAAAAGAAACTTGATGAATATCAGGAATTAAGTCAAAAGATTTTAACCGAAAATCCAAATGCAGACATACCTCAGTCTGATAGACAAAAGGCATATAATTTTATGATGGGATTTCTTGAAATCAAAAAAGAATTGATGCAACTTCAAATCAAATCTGACGATTATAGTAATTTAGAGAATGTGGGTTATAAAGATGGTATTTTAACATACTTTGATATTGGTGGTAGTTTTAATATAATGCAAGAACCACAACTTCCACCGGAAAATCGAATTGATTTACCGGAAGATGGTTCAGCAAGATTTTCAACCGTTGATTCTATTGGTAGAGATAATTTTCCTGCATATAATAATACAGATGATGGTTCTCCATTAACTGATCCTAATCTTCCTGTGAATATTTTTGCAGAAGATTTGGAATATAATCATGTAGCAGGCGATGCAACACAAGATAAATTCCAGATCACTGAAAGAAAAATGTCTTATATGCCAGGTAGTCAAGCCGTTGAAGTTAAGAAAAAATGTAGATTGGCAGGTCTTGGCAATACTTCAACTGCTTGTAATCAGGGTGATATTAGCAATTTGAATTTCAAATCAATTGATGAAACTGCAGATGTTAATATACCGGGTAAATTAAATGGATATGATTCACTTAAAATAATAGATGGAGATCAAGTTGTGGGTGAAGTTGGTATTATGGATAGGGGAGTTCAGGGCGGTAATCATTATATTGCTATTGATAAAATTTTTATCGATAAAAATTTCAGAGGTAATGGTTATGCTAATGATGCAATGAATTTAATTTTTGATTATGCTGATAAAAATAATATAATTGTTACATTAACTCCTGATAATATGTGGGGTGCAAGTGTACCTAAACTAAAAGCATGGTATAAATCAATAGGTTTTGTTGAAAATAAAGGCAAGAAAAAGGATTTTCAGACCATGCAGTTAATGTATAGATTGCCAAAGGGTCGTGTTAATGAAGAAATTGATGCGAGTGAAGCATATTGGGATTCAGGAGTAGTACGTACTATGATTCAAGGTAGAAAAGATGTTGGATTACTTGCATCTAAGTTATATCCTGATCTTTATAGTATTGCAGAAAAATATAATTTCGGTTTGATTCCAATAAAACAAAGTGATCATAATTTAGATATGAATATTGTCTATCGCAAAACTCCAAGAGGCGAAGCCAATGCAAAGAAATTAGAACAAATTATGATTAGTCATGGTGGATATGTTCAAGATAAAACACCTGAAGAAGCACGTGAAATTGGAAAATTATTGGATTATAGTGATGATTCAATTCAGCAATTCATAGACAGGATATACAAAAATGCTCCGAAAGCACCAGAGTATGCAGATTATCAAGAACTTAATGAACAAACCATTAAGGACTTTGAAAGTCAAATTCATAAAGATAATAATACACATGAATTAGATAAATTTCATTTGTATGATCAGGATGATTTTAAAGTATATGCAGTTAATGGTGAAGCAGTACGTGACAATGGTTTTGATGAATGGGTTGATGGCGGTCATCATTATGTTGATGCCGATGAAAAGCCTGAAGATCAGAAGTACGCCAAGTTCATACCTGAAGATGAAATATGGGTTGATGATGTATTCTTAATTAAACCTAATGATCTTGCTGCAATATTATTGCATGAAAGACTTGAAAGATTTCTCATGAAGTATTATGGTTTGAAATATGAAAATGCGCATACCAATTTTGCTAATCCTGCAGAAGTTATTTTCAGAAAAAAAACAAAAGATGGTTTCGATGCTGATGTAAGTGATAAAATTTACAATATATTTGTAAATAAATTTGCGAAGAAGCATAGCATGAAAAAAAAACTTAACGAATCACTAAGTGAAGCACAAATAATGTCATTACAAGACCTGCCATTTAATAAAGAAATTGAACAACTTGGTGGTAAAATCTATAGTGTAGGTGGTGCAGTTAGGGATGAATTTTTAGGAAAAGAATCTAAAGATTTGGATGTACTCATTACAGGTGTTCCTATGGATCAACTTGAACAAGTACTTAGTAAGTATGGTCGTGTAGATGCTGTTGGCAAATCATTTGGAGTATTGAAATTTAAACCAGAAGGTGCAACAGAACAAATAGATATTGCAATTCCACGTACCGAAAAACCTTCAGGTGCAGGTGGTCATCAAGGTTTTGATGTGACTTCAGATCATGCTTTGCCAATTGAAAAAGATTTGGAACGTAGGGATTTTACTATTAATGCTATTGCAAGGGATGCCGAAGGTAATCTTGTTGATCCTTTTGGCGGTACGAAAGATTTAAAAGACAAAATTATTCGCATGGCTAATCCTGAAGCATTTACTGATGATCCTCTGAGAATGTTACGTGCTGTGCAATTCGCAAGTCGTTTCGGATTTACGATTGAACCCGTAACTATGAAAATGATTCAAGAAACTGCAGAAAGAATTAAAGAAATTCCTGCTGAAAGAATTCTGACTGAATTAGATAAAATACTTAATAAAGGCGACATGCGTGTTGGTGCACAACTATTGAAAGACACGGGTTTATTTCAACAAATTTTTGGATTTGATTTAGAACAATCAACAATTGATCGAACACCTTTTGAAAGTATAAAAACAATGGGTGAATTTATATATCTGTTAACTAAATTAGTACCAAATCCATCAGCATTTTATAAAACTAATTTAAGGGGAGATATAGATACCTTTAAAGAAATAAAAGCACTTGAAATGGCATTTAGTAATGCTGATATAAGTAATCCGATCATGGCAAGATCAATTGCATCGAACATGTATTTGACTTCACCAAAGACTTTGGAAAGTCAAATCATACCTGAAGAAATTAAAACTGCATCACAGGAATTATTAAGTGGCAGATATCCAAAATCAATTAATGATCTTACAGTAAATGGTAATGATCTTATGGCATTGGGTTTACAAGGCAAAGAGATTGGCGATACACTAAAAACAATGCTTTTAAAAATTTATTCTGATCAAATTAAGAATGATAAAAAAGAATTATTATCTTTAGTGCCGAAAAAAACTGATATTAATGAATTATATGATTATCCTAAATTACGTCCGGAAGAAATAGATACTTGGACTATAAATGGTCAGAAAGTTAAATTAAGTTTTTTCATTGAAAAATATGATATTTGGAATCAAGGAGTAATTCATGATCCTTCAAAACAATCAGTATTAAGATTTTTAGAGGATGAATTTCCGGAATTTTTAGAAGATGAACATTTAAAAAAAGAATTACTTTGGGAATTAACTAATAGAGAATTACTTGATGAAGATGATATGAGAAGAGTTTTATATAGTGCCGTTGTTCTTGATAGTGGTGCAAGATTCAGATTAGTTGAAAGGTTTAAAAAATATATTCCGGAAAACTATGAAATTATTGCGCATCATATGACAATAAATATGGGTAAGATTGATCCCGAATATGAAAAATATTTGGGAATGTCAGTAGAATTAACTGTTGAAGATATTGCAATAGACGATAAAGTAGTTGCAGTTGGCGTAAGTGGTTTTGGAACTAAAAATGCCAAAGCACATATTACTTTGGCAGTAAATACACTTGGTGGTGGAAAACCAAAAGATTCAAATAATTTAGTAAATTGGCAGAAAATAAGACGACCACTATTAATCAGTGGAAAAGTAACTGAAGTAACCAATTAAACATATTAAAATGATTGAATTTAATAATAATAAATTTAAAATATTTGGTGATTTTCTTGAAGATGTGACATTGGATGAATTGTTGGAAAAAAATTCATTAACATATAATGATAATAAGAAAGGAAAAAAAAATAAAAAGTGGGATTTAGTTTCTTTAAAAATCATTTGGTGCGGCATCGATCCCAAAATGGTATTAAGAACAAAATTTGAGGTTAAAGGGGATTATATTTCAGCAGGAAGTAATAGAGTATGGATTGAAGTGTTTGGGCATGATGGTAATTCAGGATTAAGTACTACTGAAGCAGATTGGTGGATAATTATAACCGGATTTGAAAGAATATGGATAAAACCATTTGAAATTTATCGTTTTATTGAAACACATCCAGAGGCACATAATGGACGTGAACCAGAACTTGGAAGTGGCGATGATTATATTAAGTTTGTATATAAATTAAATAGAAAAATTTTATGTCCATATATTTATAGTTTAAATGATAAGAAAAAAGCATTTATTACAATGATTCCAGAAAATAATCCGTTATTTTGGTTTAATTGCTTGCCCTTAAATCCTGATATGAAAAAATGTATTGAGGGAGCATTAATAAGAGCAAAGGAACTTGGATATGATGTTTCTAAATATAATGTAGAATACGATGGTAAAGAGATTAGCAGTATTTGATTTTGATGGAACACTTATAGATTCTCCCGAAAAAGAACAAGGGAAGGTTCAATGGTCAGAGAAAAAGGGTGAACCATTTAAATATCAGGGATGGTGGGGCAGACCTGAGAGTTTGGACTTGGACGTTTTTGATATTAAACCATTTTCAAGTGTGTTGAATCAATTAAAAAAAGAAGCATCAACACCAGATACTGTTGTTTTAGTTCTTACTTCAAGAATGGAAAAATTACGTCCGCAGGTTGAAGCAGTCCTTAATGTTAATCATATTACTGATCTCATTAGTAAAATCGATATGAAACGTGCTGAAGGCAATAAGGGTATAAAAGTATTGCGTTATGTTAATGCGTATCCGGATTTGGAAGAAATAAATGTTTATGAAGACCGTGATACGGATATTCAGGCATATGAAGCCATTAGAAATAAAATTCCTGAAGGAATAACGTTTAATATTTATCTGGCAGTAAATGGTAAAATATCTTTGCTTGAAGCAGAAAGCAAGTTATTGAATATTATCAACGAAGAAATTCAAAAATTTATTTAACCGTATTTATAGTAAAATTTAGACTATGATCGACATGAGACATAAACCATATTTTCTTCCACAAGTTACTGCACCTGCTGATGCGGTTGTAAAAAAACTTGATGAAGAAGATGTTGATTATGAGTATATGCAGGTCGATCCGAATAAATTAAATGCTTCTCAGGGTTTTACTTTCAGTGATGATGTTGGAAAAGCAGAAGTTGATGATATGAATCCTATTTGGATTGACAAAGATATGAATGTACTTGATGGTCATCATAGATGGGTAAAGGCGATGCTCGATGGCGTTCCCTTAAAGGCAGTTCAGATTGACATGAATTCAAAAGATGCTTGTAGATTACTGAACAAAATACAGGATATTTATGAATATGAACAACAGCAACAATTGGAAGAAGTAGAGGCACAAGATGCAATTAATGCCAATAATGAAAGGAATGGCGGTGTGAGTTATAGTGAATTCCTGAAATCATTGGAAGAAAATAATGCTGCAGTACAGGCAGAAAAACCAACTAAGAATAGTAAACAGATTATTGGATATCGTAAAGAACCTCTGAAAGAAAATTCGGTTATTGGTAATTTTTTTACACTCAAACCAATTGAAGGATTTGATAAATATCAGATTGATTTTGAAAATTTATTGGATACAAATGATTTGGGTGTGGAGTACAAAGATACTCAAAACCCTGTTGATATTATTTCTAAGATATGGTTTCCAAATATAAACTTCGAAAAATTAAGTGAACAGTATGATATACCTTCTCTTAATTTAAAAAATAAAGCCATTGCCGAAAGAGCACAAACACTTGGTTATGACGGCATTAAATACGGCAATACATTAATTCAAGGACTTAAATAATTTAAATTATGAATACTTATAAAATAACAAATGTGACAAATACTGCAGGTAAACGTGATCCAATGTTCAACTCAGTATTAAATATTGATTACGTTGATGCTATGATGAAAAAAACCATAACAATTAAACCAGGCGAAATGATATATTTACAAATATCTACATTGCCATTATCAGTTCATAGACTAAGGGTAAAAAAACTAATTAATGTTGTTGAAATCAGTCGAAGTGAATTGAAAAATGCTATAGATGCAAGCAACAAACGTAAACTAAATAAAGAAGTTCCTGTTGAAGTAGTAGAAACTGTTGAAGAAGTGAAAACAACACAATCTAAAAGAAAGACGAAAAAGGAAACAACTGATGCTGAATAATATAATACTATATTGATTCAATGAAGCCAACAAATGTTGGCTTTTTTTATAAAAAGTCTTTCATCTTTGCTGATTTTCAGTTATTTTTACGTATTTATAATTAATTACATTATTTTATAATATTTTATAGACAGAGTATGGACGGAAAAATCAGAATTTTATTCTATAACTTAGATGGCGCAGGCGTAAACTACTTCAGAACACAAACACCAGCAATGGAACTTGATAGAAATCATGGTAATGAGTTTTACACAGAAATAAATCCACAGATAGACTTTAATGATCCCAAAATTGTTGATTATCTTAAAACATTTCACATCATACATTATCACCGTCAATTTCTTGGTGATACAAAACAAATGGTTCAATTAGCAAATGAACTGCATAAATCCGGCACAATATTAATGGTTGATATTGATGACTATTGGAATCTACATAAAAAACATCCATTTTATAATCTTGCACAAGAAAAGAAATTACATATACCAATCTTGGAAAACTTGAAAATTGCTGATTATGTTACTACAACTACAGACATATTTGCCGATGAAATTCGTAAGGTAACATTGAAAGATAACGTAGGTGTATTCTATAACTCAATCAATCCCCAATGGATGAAACAATTTCAAAATAATTGGAAACCAGACCCTGATGGGTTAGTAAGAATAACATATATGGCAGGTTCTTGTTATGATGACCAAACTGAAATATTGACAGAAAATGGGTTTAAATTATTTAAAGATTTGAATATGGATGAAAAGGTAGCAACTCTAAATTCAAGTGGTGAATTAGAGTATCAATTACCTACAGATTATACAAACGAAGAATATTTTGGTGATATGTTTTATGGTAAAAATAAAAACATAGATTTTGCTGTAACTCCTAACCATAATATGTTTGTTCATAAATCAAAATCACAAAATAGAAGAAAACCATTTAATTTTAATTTAAATAAAATGGAAAATTTAAATGGTTATGATTTAACATTTAAGAAAAATTGTAAATGGAATGGCAAAGAAAAGGATTTTTTTACATTAGAAAAATGTAATTCTGTATTTAAAGAATTTAATGATATTAATTTTGAAATGGATGATTGGTTGAAATTCTTTGGATATTGGATTGGTGATGGGTGGGCAACGTGTGATGGTAGTAATCAAGTTGGCATTTGTGGTGTTAAAGAATCATCAATAATAACAATGAAAGAAATTGAAACCATATTGATTAAATATGGATTTAATCCTACTTGGACTAAAGATGGTATTCAATTAAGAATATTTAATCAGCAATTATTTAAATATTTAAATCAATTTGGTGGTGCAAATGATAAATTTATTCCAAATGAAATTAAGAATTTATCAAGTAGGCAATTACAAATTTTTATTGATTATTATTTAAAAGCAGATGGCACGATTAGAAAAAATGGAAGATTGTCTTGTGATACAATTTCAAAAAATTTAGTTAATGATTTTAGTGAAATTGCATTAAAATTAGGTACTTGTGTTACGGTTAAAAATAGGGGTATTAGAACATCAATAATGAAAGATGGAAGAATTATTACAGGCAAACATGATGGTTATTGTTTAAATTTTTATGGAAAGGGTGTAAAAAGTCAATTAACACCAACAGTTAACGTGAAAGATATTGTAAAAAAAGAATATCGAGGCAATATATATTGCGTAACAGTTCCTAATCATATATTATATATCAGAAGAAACGGTTTTTCGTATTGGTGTGGTAATTCTCACATGGGTGACATGGAACAACTTGATGGCGTAATGAATGTATTATCAAATGATTTTAGTATAAAAGATAAATTCAAAGTAATCATTGCAGGTTGGGATACTGAGGGTAATACTACTGATATTACATTTAATCAGGAATTTGGTGAAGAACTTCAGAAGATTGGACTATGGACCATTAATACGGTTAAAATTATTAATAAAACCCGTGGTAATGTAGATATGATACCTAAATTACCTGAAGCATTGAAAGAGAAATACAGGGGTAAGGTATTCAGCACAAATCAAAGAGATATTAAATCCGAAGAAAGTGTATATTTGATCTATGAAAATATGTTAACGGATAATCATCGCATGATTATAAATCCCGATTATATTCAATGGTTAAAAAATTATGAAAGGAATGTCAGTTATCCGGATGAAGGCAACTTTGCCCGTAGATGGACGCAAAAAGCAAATACATATGCACAAGTATTAGATGAAACTGACATTGTTATTGCACCACTTGCCGATAATCCATTCAATAGAATGAAGTCAAATTTGAAACAAGTTGAATGTTGGTCAAGAAAACTTCCGATTGTTTGCAATGATATGCCGCCATATAATGTTCATGGCAGACATTTAGAGAATTGTATATTAATTCCCAATGAAAAAAATGCCAGAAAGTATTGGCAGAAGTATTTAAAGAGACTGATATTAGATGCTGACCTTCGTAAACAACTTGGTGAACAACTATATGAGGACTTTAAAGACGAATATAACTTAACGACTGTAACAAAGAAACGTGCGGACTTTTACAGGGCAGCAGTTATGAAAACATTAGCAGTAGTTTAAAAATTAAAACAATGAAATTAGGAAAATTAAAACCAGTTAAACGACCATCGAAATTTCGCAGATGGCTCTCAAATGCAAGTGCATTACTTGCGAGTCGATATGTAAAAGATTGCCATCCGGCATTTATGACATATGTTGAAAAAAATAATCTTGCAACTGCATCGATTTGGCAGGATGCATCTGCCAAAAGACTTCGCCAAATCATGAAAATTCTGAATAGTGATAAATATAAAAAGTTTTTCTATAAAGCAATCAGTTATGATCCAAGCAAAAAAGAATATTTGGTTATAAAAAGAAAATGGTATGTTGTGGCATTTGATAAAATTGTTTATCGTTTGTCAAAAGCATATGTATTTGTCTTTGAAAGAGAACTTTATAAAAAAATTAAGTATTTCGAAAAGGTTTCGTCAGGTGTTGCTGATTTGTCTGCAAGAGTAGATAAGTACATTGCTTCAACCACATTTGAGCAACGTTTATTAAGAATGCGTGAAATAGGAATTATTTCGAGACAAAGTTTTCAGGACGATTTTGATATTATTATGAAAAGAATACCAGAAGAAGTGATAGAAGAACGATATAAGAAAGTGCCTGAACAAACATTTGGTTCTCAATGGAATATGCGTAGAAAAATGCCGGATAATATTGTTAAGTTAATTCGTGGAGAATGATAGATTTCCTGAAAAGAATATATTATTGGTGTTATATTAAGATACATTCTTTTATAATTAATGTTGGTATTACTATAGGTCTTATTCTGTATAGAACAGAAGCAGATTTAAGTGCAGACCCTAATAATTTACAGGAAAGAGATAAGCATGAAACAAGAAAATTACATCACAATCCATTACTTGAGAAATTCTATGCAGGTAAAACAGACGAAAAATATGTGAAAGATTATTATGAATTATTAAAAAAAGCCGATAAGTTCATGCGTACTGCAACACCACATCAAATGGCAGTTGCAGCAGATAAATACGGCACTTCATATGGCATGAAGGATCAATATGGTCGCAGATATGAACATTATGGTTTCTTTGATGAAAAGCATAAACATGCAGGTAAAACATTGGGAGAAGTTTTGGTTTTAGAACTTGATGAAAGACGTACTAAAGATGATGAATATCCACTACTTTATATCTTTAATAACAAACCCATAGAAGTTGGTTTAGTGAATATTATGGATGTTTTAGAAAAACCCGAAAAAGAAAATACGGACTTTGAATATCAAGTAGTTGATGTATTCAGAAAATCCAAGCAGTTTACATTTCCGATTAAAGTTGAACGTGAAAATAAAGATTGTGTCAATAAGATTGAACAACTTACAGAATTTCTGCATGTTAAAAAAATCGGTTTTGAATATCGACAATTAGAGTTTTTTGTTCCATTGAAGTTTAATACGTCAGGCGTGACTGACCAATCTGATATTTTTAAAGAAATCACTGATATTAAAGAAGTCTTTATTAATGATGATTATGGTCAAATAAAAGGATTTGGAATCATTAAATATATAAAAAGAATAAATTATAACAACACCCATGAGGTATGGAAATTCGAAGGAATTGAAATGGAAAACGTGGGCGTACATTAAAACAACAAAGATTATGGCATCACCATTTTTAGAAAACTTAAAGAATGCTGTTGATAAAGGAGACTTTAACTCAGAAGCAGCAAAAAAAATTAAAGCAGTTGATGAACTTGCAGATACTAAGATAGATTCAGAAGAAAAAATTGATGAACGACTTAAAATAGCAGGCGTTAAAACAGTTTCAGAGGAAGAAGCAGAAGTAATCAATGCAGAATATGAGATTAAAATGCAAGAAATCAAAGAAAAAGATTTGGTTTTAAAACAAATAAAAACATTACAGGAAATTGATGAAACAATAAAGTTAAGTGTGGGAGACTTGAAAGATTTTATTCAAACATTGGAAGAATCTTTTGATAAGGAAAATCCTCTTCATGCTGAATTGTTTACTGAAATTGAAAAAATGAAAAACATATATGATCCTGTTTTAATGGAATACAAACACAAAACAATATAAATTTCTATTATTAACAATTAAAAACAATTAATTTATGGCAAAATTTGAAAAAGCATCTGAGGATGCAGAAAAATTCTTTGAAGAAGTCAGAGAAAAAACAACTATTCCACAATGGATCGAGTTCAGGGTATTGTGTAACAACAAACAAAAGATACCTGTTGATGTTAAGAAAAACAGTGACCTTGTGGAAGTATTAACTGAAGGCGTGAATTTCGCAGTTATTTTCAATGAAGAAATCTTTGATCAATTACCTGACGATATGAAAGAAATTGCAGTTGTTGAAAAACTTGCAGGTGTCAGTGTTGATGACAACGATAAAATATCATTGGTGAAGGAAGATTTTAATACCTATACTGGTGTGTTGCAGAAATATGGCGATGCTCCAATTATTCGTTTTAAAGAATCTGTTAAAAGTCTTTATGATAAGAAAAAACAGGAAGAAGACGAAGCAAAGGCAGCCAAAAAAGGTAAACGTGGCAAGAAAAAAATTGACGTATAAAATAATTCGGACAAATTCAGACAAGTCCCGACAACTAATTGTCGGGATTTTTTTATTTATAAGTATTTATAGAAAACTGTTTATGGGAATGCAATCATATAATATCAAATTTCCTCTTGTTGATGATACAAGTAAAAATGCGTATTTCTTAATGACACAGGTAACTAAAGACGCATTCAGTTCTGATTTATTACTGTTGCTCTTAACACAAAAGGGTGAAAGATATTATGAACCTGATTATGGTACTAACTTATTGAAGTACATATTTGAACCCAATGATGTATTAACTGCAACAGATGTTGAACAGGAAATAAAAAATACCGTAAGTGCATATATTCCCGCATTAAAAATAACAAAAGTCACGTTCAATTGGAATGTAGACGATCAAGGTCAACCAATTTCTGAGAATCAATTAAATGTTAATATCCAATTTACATATACGGAAGATACATTTACAGAAAATGGAGAAGTAGATTTAAACTTTTAAGATATAAAATATGGCAACAGATACAACAACTAATGTAATACAATACGGAAGCAGAACTTTCGGGGATATAAGAACTGACTTGATAGCATATATCCGTCAGGCTTATCCAGAAGTACTTTCAGATTTCACCGACTCTTCAGTTGGTGCAATGCTTATTGATGTAAATGCTGGTGTTGGTAACAACTTGGCAATCAATACAGATAGGGCATTCCAAGAAACACAATTGGAATATGCTCAACAAAGATCGTCTTTATTGAACATAGCAAAGAACATGGGATTTAACATTCCTGCACGTAGACCATCCGTAACTGTGGTAGATTTTATGGTAAAAATCCCTGTACTTGGTGATAGTCCTGATCCCAGTTATTATCCAATACTTTTACCTGGTGCTCAAGTTGTTGGTGGTGGTAAGATATTCGAAACTCAAGATACAATTGATTGGAGTTCACCATATAGTAATTTGGGCGATCCTAATCGTTCAATAATTCCTAATTTGGATTCGAATGGTAGTGTTATTAGTTATAATGTCACTAAAAGAGAAGTGGTTATTAATGGTTCAACGAGTATATTTAAGAGAATTATTAATGCTTCAGATGTTGTACCATTTTTACAAATAACACTTCCAGACCCAAGTGTTATTGAAATACAAGGAGTTATATTATTGCCGGGAGTAAATTATACAAATAATCCAATTGCAGGAGATTTCAATCCAAGTATGGATAACATAATTGGTTCAAATGGAGTTACAGTTAGTCATTATTATGAAGTAGATTGGCTTGCACAACAACAGGTCTTTGTTGAAAACTTCAGTAGTTCAGTTAATACACAAAATACTGGAATTAAGGCAGCACGTTGGATTGACGTTACAAAAAAATTCATTAAAGAATATACTCCTAATGGATATTGTGTTCTGACATTTGGTTCAGGTGATGCCGATGTTAATGCATTCAGGGATGGTTTTCTTAAAGTAGGCGTAAGTAATCGTTATTTTCTTGATAATTTTTTAAATAATACTGCATTGGGCGAAAAATTGCAGGCAAATTATACCTTATTTGTACAATACAGAACAGGTGGCGGATCGAATTCAAACTTGGGTGCAAATGTACTGACACAACTTGGCGGATATACTTTACAAGTTCATGGTTCACGTCAGGACTTTAATCAAAATGTACAAAGAAGCCTGAAAGTAAATAATCCAATCCCTGCAATTGGTGGTAATGACGGGTTGAGTAATGAACAGATTAGGGAATTGATTAAATATAATTTTAGTGGTCAGGATCGTGACGTTACACTTACAGATTATCTTATGCAAATTTATAAAATGCCAGGAAAATTTGGTTCACCTTTTCGTGCAAACGCATTCAAATTAAATAATAAAGTGGTTATTTCCACTTTAGGCTTAGATGCTCAAGGAAAATTAGATAATACAAGTACTTCATTAATGAATGAAAATATTGCTGAGTATCTATCAGGTTTTAGAATGATAAATGATTATGTTGAAATTAATAGTGGTCTAATATTTAATTTAGGTTTTGAAATTGATGTATATGTACAAAATATTGCCGATAATACCATTGCAAACAGCATTATCACAATTGTCAAAAACTACATGGATGTTAATAATTATGAAATGGATGAAAATATATTTTTAGCAAGATTACAACAGCAAATACTTCAAGCAAATGGTGTTGTCAACGTAATTGCTATTAAAGTTTTCAATAAAGTTGGTGGAAATTATTCGAATAACGTGGTTTCTCAAGAAATAGTTGATCCGGCAACAGGCGAAATTCAAATAATTAACAATACCATTTATTCAACAGCAAATTCAATGTT